ATATAGCATAGTCCTCCTCTTCTGCAATTAGAAAAAAGACTAAAAATACCCCACCCCCCTCTTTTTAAAAATACAAAATTCGGCTCCACAAATTTTTAAAAAAATCGTCCAAAACCCTTGTTTTAGATCTTGGACGCCAGTATTGTGATAATATATTTAGTGGAGAGTGTATCTGACAATAAAAGTTGATACACTCTTTTTCGCACCTTATAACTAAAAACGAAACTAAACCCCGTAACAATAAACGACCGAGTACTAACTCACCCAAATCAGGAAAGGTAGGTCGCTAAATGAAATGGCTAATAGGAATAGTCGCAACAACAGCATGTGTTTTTACTACAACTGGATGTGTCAGTCCGACACAACAGACGCCAGTATTTAAAGCACAGGCAGCAGTAAACATAGCTACAACTTCGGAGGGCTCCCATAGTGCTCCGTTAAAGGTAGCTAAGAAACAGGACTTTCTGGAAACAGCAGTCCGCTTCGTTGAGGCTCAGAAGATTGTGGAAGCGAAACTCGCTTTGCAAGCTATCAGAGACAAGAACTCAGCGAAGATAGCTAAGACTCTGAAGAGTCTTAAGAAACACGTCGGAAAAACTTGGTACGTGTTTTCAGGAACAACTCCCTCAGGATGGGATTGTTCAGGTCTGGTTCTCTGGACCTACGCTCAGATGAATGTGGAATTAGAACATCGGGCGTCCAAGCAGACAAATGCTGGAGTAAGAACCAAGCATCCCAAGCCTGGAGACATTGTGTCTTTCATGTATAAGGGATCAAAGTCTGCCTACCACGTAGGAATCTACATCGGTAATGGGAAGATGGTGCACGCCCCTAAGAAGGGCCACCTAACCCGAATAGATAACGCGTATAGCTACGCCAAAAACAACAACAGCAAGGTAGTGTTTACTCGCGTCCTTGATAACTAAATAAAAAGACACAAACGAAACAAGTCCTGGGCATTGACTTTAAACTGCCCACTTATGCTATGCTTATTTTATGAACTCAGACACAGTACACACGACCATAGTAGTTACCATATTTGTAGCTACCATTCTTCTAAGCATCATTGAATCTATCCGCGTCTACGATCTTAAAAACAAGAAAAAAGACGAACTTGCTAATACACCACTTCTTGGTGTAGTATATCCACATGACAAAAAGGACAACCAATAAATGATCAACATCCTTCTCTTTTTTCGTTCTCTCCGTTGGAAACCATTACTAGCGTCTACTCTCTTAGTAGCAGCGTCTATTCTTTCTTTTTTCCCGATCACTCAGCCTCTAGCGCTTATTGCATCAATAGCGGCGCTTACAATTTCTAACTTTTAACTCCAAGGAAGGTTTTAAAATAAAATGCTTACAATCATCCTTTTAGTAGCTGTAGTGCTAGTTCTACTCTTTCTAATACTTCTATTTGGTTTTGTAGCTCTTACAGCTATGTTCAGCCCACTAACCTCTGAACTTGACCAGGATATATTTCTGGACTACGATGACCAAGATAAGAACTAAGAAAGGTAACACCACCAAATGAATACCAATAGCAGAATCAAACTTAAAGTTGATAACTCGGAGCAGTTTAGAGATGCTTTAGCTCATAGCGGCGTTTTCGATTTCATGGACTGCGTGATGCATATCGAGTGCCCTGTCGACACCTCGACTGAAGAGATCGATAGCATTACACGGCTTCTCGAAGGAGTAATTAATGTTGTTGACGTAGCTGTCACAACTAGCAGCACTACCGACCAAATCAAGGTTGACATCCAAGAGGTTCCAATTCACATTGCCGAGGGTAAGTCTAAAAAAGACTCGAAATAAAAAATAAAAATAAAAACCCTTGACAAAAAAATAAAAGACACTAACATTAGTACAGTTATGAATAAAGGAAAAAAATGACAAACTACATCAAGAAGAATCAAACTCTTCCACAGTTCGTTTACGAAAACTTTGAAGGCATTGTTGACTCGGAGATTAGAGACTCGTACATCTACGAACTCCGCCGAGCTGGATGGACTCTCGAAGCAATCGCTAACGCATCACACCTAACTCGTGAACGAGTACGTCAGCTTTCGAAGAACACAGGTATTGTTACCTCTCTGTCGATCGAGTATGAAGTTCCAGAGCCACCAATCAAGCCAGAAAAGCCAAAGCCTGTTTACGTAGAGCCAAGCCCTGACACCTTAGCTCGTCTACTAGAGCTTCAGCCTTACGCTCAGCAGGTTCGCTCTAACGGTTCTAAGTACCGTGAAGAGGCAGAGGAATATACCGAGCTTCTCGACTACGCACACCGAGTAGAGGGTGTCACCCTTTATCGTCTTGCTAAGCGTCTAGGAATTACTCACGGTGCTATTCGCTTCCGTCTGGTTCGCTACGGCTACAAGGATCCAATCACTGCAACTTCTAAGGTCTACACTCCGATTCTTGCCGAGAACCGTATCTCAACTAAGACTCCAGCTACGGCAGGAGCGTCTAAGTAATGTCCATCAAGGAAGTACGAGAGCAGGGAATTGGCTCTAACTTTACTGTTCTAAACCCAGTAGATGGTTACCGAAAGGATAATCATCTCTGGTTTGGAACTTGCTCTGTCTGCGGAGAGAGTGTTGTCAACTCCAGACTAGACGGAATTTGGCAGCACACGATTATCAAAGAGACTAAGTACCACGAGAGTGGTCAAATCAGAAGTCAGGTAAGTAGTCAGTCAGAGTTCTGCCCGTCGGTGTCTGAATAACTATATCTTCCAAAAGAAGATTAGAATAGTAGCATGTCAAAAAGCATTATGGAACAGCTCGCTCTACTTTCCGAGGCAGAGCGGGCTGAAGCCTTAGCAGGGATGGACCCAGAGGCACTGCTATGGGATTGGTCCGTATGGGGTCGTCCAGAGCAACAAGCTCCAGAGGGAGACTGGAACGTCTGGCTTGTACTTGCAGGTCGTGGTTTTGGTAAAACAAGACTCGCATCTGAATGGGTGAGAGAGCAAGCCAGATATACAAACACAGGGCAACGACGTTTCGCACTCGTTGCTCGTACTGCTGGTGATGTGCGTGACGTTATCGTTGAAGGTGAATCTGGAATCCTTAACGTCACGCCTCCCAGTGAACGTCCACTCTACGAGCCTTCCAAGCGACGCCTTACATGGCCCAATGGAAACGTTGCCTCACTCTTCACCGCTGACGAGCCAGACTCGCTCCGTGGTCCGCAGTTTACACACGCCTGGGGTGACGAGATTGCCGCATGGCGTCAGACTCCAGATGCTGCAGGTATGACCGCATTCGATAACTTACGTGTTGGTACACGTCTTGGAACTCAGCCAAAGATTCTAGTTACTACTACCCCGAAGCGTACCCCGCTTCTCTACAAACTTATTGAAGAGGAACGTACAGGTCGAGTTGCCATCACTCGTGGTTCTACCATGGATAACGCAGGAAACCTTGCTGGTGCATACCTCGACACAATGCTTGGCGTTTACGAGGGAACCTCTCTAGCTCGTCAGGAGCTTTATGGTGAAATGCTTGAAGCCATGGAAGGTGCTCTCTGGACTGAAGAGTCCATCGAAGCTGGTCGTGAAGCCATGTACCCATTCTCCACTCCACTAAGACTTATCGGAGTTGACCCTTCGGTTGCTGAAAACCCACGTGACGAGTGCGGAATTGTTGTAGTTGCATCCAGCGCAGAGGGTGACCTCTACAAACGTAACGCTTGGGTACTCGAAGACGCTTCTATTCTTGGCTCACCTACTGTATGGGCAGAGCAGGTTGTAAAGATGGCTCGTAAATGGGGTTGCCCTGTTGTAGCTGAAATCAACCAGGGTGGTGCAATGGTTAGAAATGCCATCAACACCATCGATCCAACCATTAAAGTCCTTGAAGTTCACTCAAAACAGGGAAAAGCACTGCGTGCAGAGCCAATTACGCTCGCCTATGAGCAGGGAAGAGTCCACCACGTAGGCTATTTGGCCGATTTAGAGACTCAGATGATCTCCTGGGTGCCAGGTGAAGGAAAGTCACCTGACCGCGTTGACGCACTGGTTCACGCCCTTACAGCACTACTTATCAAGCCACCACCTGGCTTTTCTGGTGGAAAAATCCGTGCAAAGAGCTTTGCAGACCGAAAAATCCCTGGTATTAACCCAAGTAGGGGTGGAAGCGTGTTTAGAATTCGATGAAAATACTTCAAGACGTGTTCCCAGCGCACTTAGTTGTCGTTCCAACTGACTTTTTAGAGTCCTTGGAGCTCATAGCGACCTACCCTAGGACTAAGGGTTCAACTTATGTAGGCACAACTAGGGTTATTCTCACCGACGAGATGATTATTGTTGCCAAAGATAGTCCAGATGGTCCTCAAATCATCTTCCAAGAGAGATATACAACCTACCTGCGTCCAGAATCAAAGAAAGACGACCACAAGGTGCTTACCGAGAGTGGAAAGATGCTTGCCTTCCGAGTAGATAGTGCTTGCGGGTGTGGTTCTAGGCTCAGAAGTTGGAATCCATACAAAACTATAGGTCTTAAGGGTACTAATGGTTGATATTTCCCCGTTCACTCTCATTGTTCTATCTTTAGCGGCGTTTAGAATCACTCGACTAGTTATTGAAGACGTTATCTTTGAATCAGTTCGAGAAAAGATTTGGAAAAAGTTCCCACCAAGTACAAAATTTGGATATTTACTCACTTGCTACTGGTGCTTAGGGCTTTGGGTGTCAGTTGTAGTGTTTGGCTGCTATCTTTTAGCACCTTCCATAACATTTGTGGTATCATTAGTGTTATCAATATCCACTATTATTGGAATAATATCTTCAAGGATTGATTAGGAGCTCGGTTTGGGCATATTCAAGCGCCAAAAAAATAACAGAGCACGACCAGCAGTTGGTTCTGCAGGTATTCGTGCATCCGCTCCTGTTTCTGCACAATCTCTAACTCCACCTTCGCTAGATTCGTTTGGTATTACGTACCCACAAGCCTTGGCCTTCAATACACCACGCCCACTTACTGCCGCAGCTGCTCAGATCAAACTTGATGACAAGGGCGAAGCTGCAATCTTCAAAAATCGTAGACAGTCAGCATCTTCAAGTTGGCAGTCAGAGGCCTGGGAGTATTACGACTCAATTGGTGAAGTCAAGTACGCCTTCAACTTAGTAGCATCTGTTGTATCACGCATTCGTCTCTACTCTGCGGTAGTTGATAATGCAGCTGAAGCTCCCGTCTCAGTTCGTAAATCAGAGAAGATTGACGAAAGACTTGCTCAGGCAGCTGAACGTGCACTTGCACGTCTAAGCTCTGCTTATGGAGGCCAGGCTGGTCTTCTTAAGGACGCTGCTCTAAACTTGCAGGTTACTGGCGAGTGCTACCTAGTACAGATTCCAGAACGTATTGGTTCAGGACTTCCAGAGACTTGGGATATCCGCTCGACTGATGAACTTCAGGTTGATCAAAAGGGTAACTACATCATCAACCCACGCCGCGAGGTCGGTGGCGGTGGCTCATCAATGATGTCTAACACTAACCCAGATGCAATCAGACTCCCTAAGGGGGCGTTTGTTGGTCGAATCTGGAAGGCTCACCCACGATATTCGCAAGAGGCTGACAGCTCGCTACGCGGCCTCTTGGACCTTTGTGCGGAACTACTGCTATTGAACCGTACTTTCCGCGCTACGGCCCGTTCTCGCCTCAATGCGGGTGCTCTGTACCTGCCTGACGGTCTTTCAGTAGCAGCGTCTCCAGACCCAGACTATCCATACGATGAAAATGGCGAGTACAACGAGGTCTACAACACCGAAGAAGCTGCTGATGACTTTGAAGACCAGCTCATCGATGCTATGACTACTCCTATTAAGGATGAAGACTCGGCGAGCGCTGTAGTTCCACTTATTATTCGTGGTCCTGCAGAGCTTGGCGACAAGATTAAGCAGTTTAAGTTTGAGCGTAGCTTTGACCCTGCCTTGGCTCAGCGTGCAGACCGAGTTCTAGAGCGTATCATGCAGGGTCTTGATGTTCCAAAAGACATCGTTACAGGTCTTGCCAACGTTAAGTACTCAAATGCTCTACAGATTGACGAGTCACTCTACAAGGCACACATCGAACCGCTGATGCTTCTGATTGCTGATGCTCTTACAGTTGTATACCTGCGTCCATATCTGACTGCTAATGGGTACCCAGAGGCTGACGTAGATCGTCTAGTCATATGGTATGACCCATCGCAGGTTGCCACCCGTAACGACCGAGCTGCAGACGCTGACTCAGGGTTCGAGAAGATGGCGGTATCTTACGACACTTGGCGTAAGGCTCATGGCTTCTCTGAAGCAGATGCTCCTACTCCAGTAGAGCTAGCCCTTCGACTAATTATCTCTAAGGGTATGATCACTCCAGAGCTGACAGAGAGCATGCTTAAGGCAGTCGCTCCAGATGTTATGAACCTGACTCGTGATATAGCTCAGCAGGAAAGTGGTGCTCCAGTTCCAGAAGACATTCAGCAGATCCTTGAAGGTGGTCAGCCTGCACCAGAGGGTGCTGCTCCAGCTGCACCTCTAGCGGAACCAACCCCTGCTGAACCAATCCAACCATCTGGTGCTCCAGCTGCACCTCTAGCGGAACCAACCCAATAAGGAAATCAAATGCACGAAGTTGATGGAAACGTCCAATTAGCCGAGAAGCTAGCTAAAGTTCTTAGCGACTTAGTTATTTTTAAATCTCTAGCTCAGGGATACCACTGGAACGTCTCTGGAGTAGAGTTCACCCAGCTGCATGGATTCTTCTCAGAAATCTATGAAGATGTTGACAGTGCTATAGACCCGCTAGCTGAGGATATCCTCAAGCTTGGCTTTGATGCCCCGTATCTTCTACAAGACTTTATTGACATGTCATGCATATGCGACCAGCCTAGAATCTCGGACGGTAACGGGATGCTTATGGTTCAGTCTCTGTACGACAACAATAAAGCTGTACTTGGACGTCTCGATGAAGCCTTCCAAGAAGCTAACGCTGTAAATCAGCAAGGCATTGCTAACTTCCTAGCTGAGCGCATTGATGCTCATCAGAAGTGGAACTGGCAGCTACGTGCAACACTAGGCATTCGCTAATACTAAGGAGTCTCAATGCTAGATCAGTCTAAAATCAAAAAGCTAGAAAAAAGAGTTTTTGCTATTTACAAAGACTCAGAACTTTCTCGCAAGCTACTTCAGGAATTTAGCTCCCTCGATGAGCGAGAGTCTTCCCTTATTGTTGAAGCTCTACTAAGCGATAGATACAGCATCGAGTATATTCATACTCAGGCTCGTCTTGATGCTCTAGTATCTTCTGGAACTATCTCTCCAGAGTTGGCAGATGCCACTACAGAGCAGAGCAAGTCTCTAGAAGAAATGCTTGCTGCTTCAGAACTAAATACTTCTAGAGATAACTTCCTTCAAGAGGTTTACGGATACACTGACCCAGATACTCTAGTTAATCCTTTTGATAAGGGTGGGAAACTAACTCGTATGGTTAACCGTGGAGATTCTAGAGAATCTATCACTAACTACTTGAAAGGTAATAAGTACTTCAAAGAGCAAGAGCACCTACTCTCCACTAAGGACACCATCAAGGAAGAGAACTACGACCTAAAAATTGCTGTTTTTAAATTCGAGGCACTTATGGAGTCTCTCAATGGTCTGGTTGACCCAGAAGTAGCTCCTGACCTTAAGGCTATCGCTAAGAAGAAGATTGCTAAATACGATGCTGATGGCTCTATCGGTCAGATGATCGACTCTGGAGCTACATCATTTGAAGTATTGACATCTCTCAAGGACGTCGAGCAGTGGAACACTGATGCTTACGACTTCATTACCAAGAATGATGTAGAGATCGGTAGCAAGAAGCAGCACGAAGCCTGGAACAAGTTCAAGGATGTCCTCACTTCTATCAAGGATCTAGACGCGTCGTAATAATCACTATCTAAAAAGACAGGTAAAATTCTAACTAGATACTCTAGAGCTTTTTGCTATACAGAAGGATTTACATGTCTGAAGATCAACTCTCCCCCCTGCTAGCCATGATTGGTACTAATGATGGTGCCAACAGAGGCTTCTGGAGAATTCAGCCTCGCGATAAATACGGCCAGTGGATGGAGATGGGTCGCGGGACCCTATTCAAGATCCGAATCCGTGGTCGCTTAATTGCTGCTACCATTCACGGTGTGTACGTCGGTCCTGCTGGTAAGCCAGGTAAGGGTCGTATTCTTGTACAGGGCCAGGATGACAAGGGTATCAAGAGTGGTGTCTATGAAGTTGACTCCAACAATATGGAGCAGTTCGAAGGTCTTATTCCTAAGGAATATCTAGAGAAGCAGGGACTCTCTACAGGGCCTAAGAAAGATATCTTCGGTAATGAAATAAATGAACTTGCAGACAATGAAGTTCCTTATGTTGACGAGATTCCTCGCACTGACATTACACCTGAAGATGAGCGTCTAGCTAAGGGCGAGCTTACAGAAGAAGAGCGTGCTGCCGAGAAGGCTGGTCGCGAAGAGTCACCTATCGCTAAGATGCCTGGCGGTTACGAGACTACTAACCCAGAGGAAACAAAGAAGCTCCTAGAAGAGTCTGGTGTAAATCCTGATGACTTTGCTGGTGGAGAGAAGAAAGCTCCAGAGGCTCCTACTGCAGAAGCTCCAGCTAAAGCACCTGCTAAGGCTAAAACAGAGAAGGCAAAGAAGCCTAAGAGAATTGTTGTTGCCAGCAAGAATTGGCTAGAAAATGTAGAAGAAGGCGATGAGCTGTTCCTCAGCATGCCTAGAACTGGAAAGCTAGTCCAGGCTCACGTTCGTGGTGATGGTTACCTCTATGAAGGTAGATACATCGAAAGCGAGCAGGACGAAGAGGGTAGACCTCTAGGTTCTCCATACGAGCTCATTGACAGTATTGACTCTGGTAGAGGTCCTGGTGCATATAAAGGTACCATCCCTACTCAGGAAAATGGTATAACTCCAGTAACCCCAGATGAGTTTAGAAAGCTACGCCAAGACCAGTGGGCAGCCGAGTCAGAGGCTAAAAAGGCTAAGGCTCTCGAGAAAGCCACTGCTAAAGCTTTTGAAAAAGCAAGTGCTGGTGAAGATGTAAATGTAGACCAGGTACTTAATGATGCTCTTGACTTTGACCCAGATGAGATCGTCTTTGATGAGGATGCTGCCCCTGACGCTACACCTGCAGCCGAGGTAACTCCAGAAGCTCCTGCCACTCCAGAGAAACCAAAGCGTGCCCCTAAGGCTAAGGTTGAAAAAGCTGCTAAGCCTGAAAAGAAACCTAAGGTAGTTGCTTCTGAAGAGGATGACAATCCTGAAGAAGTAGACCCTGCAACTGTTGCCACATTTACTGGTCCAGAACAAGAAGTTCGAGACAAGATTAGTAGTGAAGAACTAGCTAAGATGGCAAAGCCAGAAGACTGGACCGAGGACTTCGGCTTCGAGCCAAGCCAGGAGCAGAGTGATATTGCAGCAGCTATTGTTCTAGCTGATAAAGACACTGCCGTACTTGCTGGTGCTGGTGCTGGTAAGACCACTGTATTCGTTGCAATTACTAAAGCTCTTAAGCGTCTCAAGCCAGAGGCTAGAGTCCTATACCTACAGTTCAACCGAAAGAATGCTAACGAAGCAAAGACTAAGGTTCCAGATAATACATTAGCTAATACCACTGCTTCTCAGTTTGGTTACAAATTCCTACGCTCAGCATTTGGTAAAGACTCTAGAGCTATGGGAGCCCGCTACCGCTCTATCGAGACTTTCCACAAGAGTGGTGCTAATGCTATAGCTAAATTCTTAGAACTAGACGATATAAACATCAAGGGCAAGAACCAAGGCCCAGCGGCTCACGGTCAGTTAGTAATTAATGCTGTAGAAAATTACAGCAACAGTGCTGACGAGAAGATTGGCCCACAGCATGTGAACTTCGACCACATCAATGGGCCAGACATGACACCAGAAGATGAGGCAAAAGCAAAGGCAAAGATTGTAGAATCTGCTAATAAATACTGGGAGGACCTAACCTCAGTTCCTGTGTGGGAGAAGGTTCAGGCTAAAAACGAAGATGGTGTCAAGCTTTTTGATGAAAAGGGTGACCCGATCTATGAACAATCTATTGATAAAAAGACTGGTCAGCCAGCCGTAGATGCTCAGGGTAATCCTAAGCCTAAGATGGCTGTAGTTAAGGGTGCGACTGCGATTTCTCCAGCAGTTGCTACCAAGATGTGGACACTAACTAACCCTAATATCGCTGACTTTAAGCACAATGGTAGACCAATTACCCATGTATTCATGGATGAGGCTCAGGACACGGTTCCTGCCATTGAAAAAGTCCTAATGGACAACGTCAGGGCTGGAAACATCAAGCTATCTATGGTTGGTGACAATGCTCAGTCTATTTACCGATTCATGGGAGCAGAGAATGCTATTGGACGTTACTCTGATGGTCTATCTGAAGCAGCTCTAAACCTAAGCACTACCCGTCGTTTTGGTACAAAAATCTCTACTGCTGCCAACTCACTTTTGAACTTGCTTGGTGAGAAGTACCGTCTAAAGTCAACTAACGAAGGCTACGGCGAGGGAGAAATCTTAACCTCTGACAACATAGATGGTCTAGACGGAACTACTGCCGTTGTCGTTAGAAATAACATGGGTGGATTTGCCCAGATGAAGAAGTTCCTCGATCGTGGCAAAAAAGTAGCTGTAACTTCTGTACTTAAGCAGGATGTTGATGATGCACTAGAAAACCTTAAGTGGATTCTAGAAGATAAAGACTCACGAGACAAGCAACCATCCGTAGTACACCCAGACCTTAAAGATATCTACAGTAAGGAAAGCCTATTCGCCGAGATGAATAGGAACCCTACTGGAAAAGCCGCCTACTGGGCAAGACTGGTAACTAAGTTTGAGGAAGACCTTAAACCTCTAGAGAGTATTATGTCTAGAGTTATCGTTCAGCCAGAGCGTCACATTGACCTTGCCGATATTACTAACCTATCTGCTGCAGATGGTGATAGCGGAGAGTTTGCTGGTATTAAGTGGGAAGTTTATGGAAACAAGCTCATTCTTGATGGCAATTTAGACGCTGAGCTTACTGGGCTAAAAGGTGCCACCTTCCGTGATCTAGTTATCGGAGGTAAGAATAATGGTTCTGGAAACTCATTCAGCAAAAATGACCCTAGTATCCTAAAACCAGATGGGGACTTACCTACTTGGAGGACTAAGAGAAATGCAGATGGTAATACCAAGTACGAGCTAGTTATTGATGAAGACTCTGATAGAGAGCTCTACCTAAACAATATTGCTAACCTATTCAAACTAGACACTGGAGATACCGAAGACTTCGATGTATTGGTTACAACTGCTCACAGAGCAAAGGGTCTTGAGTGGGACAACATCATTATTGGTGATGACTTTGGTTCCCCTAAGGTTACTGACCCTGAAACTGGTGCAGTAGCATTCCCTGACGACCAAGAACTAGATTTGGCCTATGTAGCACTTACACGTGCTAAGAAACGCCTATTCATGGGGTCACTAAAGTGGACTGAAAATTACCAGGGCAAAGACGGTCTCGCTCGTGCTAATAAAGAAATGCAGCGCGAGCCTGACTTCAACATGGATGTTGTTGATTCAGAGGAAAAGAAGCAGTCTCAGATTCTGGAGCAGACAGCTGCTAAAGAAGCCGCTATTCCTAAGGAAGATAGAGTACTTAATGCTCTATATGCTATGGATGATAATGGCGAGATTAGTTTTGACACTGATGTACCAGAAACTGCACCAGTAGCTAAGTCTGGTCCTGGAGGCGACAAGCGTACACATAAGTTCCTGAAAGACTGGATTGAACAGCTCAGTACTCCTGGCGGGTACACTGGTGTATTTGGTGGAAACCGTTGGAACATCAAAGAGAATAAAGATGGAAGTATTACCCTACGTGCTCGTAGCAATGAAGACGTACTAGGTAGCCGTGTTTATAAAAACTATGATGAACTTGCTGCGGACTTCCCAGCGCTGGTTAGTCGTGGTAAAGAGGTAAATAAGGACCGTCTAAAGAAGATTGTTGGTCCAGCTGACAAGGACGGCTCTATCGCTAAGATGATCGAGGATGGTGCATCTGGTGAGGAGATCTTCGACGCTCTAAATGCTACTGGAGACCTAATCGATGCTATTGAAAATGGTCAAATCAACGAGCTTGCCTTAGAGCATGGCCTACGACGCTATAACAGTGGCAACAAAGTTAAGAGACTAGTTCCTAAGAGAACTCGTAAGATTAGCTCTAAGAAGACTGCTACCCCTCAGCCACCAGCTAATGAGCCATCAGCTCTATGGAAGGCTGTCCCAGAGGACCGCCGTGATGATGGAACCTCTAATATTGGTAGAAATGAAAATATCCAAGAGGTACTAGACAAGTGGGGTGGAGGTTCTGGTGATGCATCTAAGGACATTAAGCTCATCTTGGAAAAGATTGTCCCAGGAGCAAAGGTTCAAGAAGACGGAAGTGTAACCTACTACCGTGAAACATTCTTAGATGAGTTTGGACCTGGTGCTGGGGACGAGCACACTCTAGAGCTTTCATTTAAAGAAGCCAAGAATAATAGCTGGAGAGTCAAGGTAAAGGTAACTAATACCGAAACTGGAGAGTCTCAGGAATACTGGCACTACTCGGCACACAAGAGCTTGAAGTCGCTATTTGGTGAGCCAGGTAAGAGTACTGCTGGTCTAGAATCACTTATCAGTAAAATCACTCGTGACCCAGCTAAGACTAAGTACAAGAGTAACCCTAAAGAAGATAAGAAGTACCGTGAGAACTACGGCGGTATTATTGGTGAAATTGAGCTCCTAAGAGCTGGTAGATATGACCGACTCTTGCAGATGGCAAAGCTTGGCCTTGGTAAGTCTGACACTACTCTAAAGCTTAGAACCCCAGAAGAAGAAACTAGCCTTGCCCTCTACGGTAGAGCTCAGGTAACTCACACTGACGGTAAGAACTTCTTAAGACAGAAGAGATCTGAAGTAGGTTCTATATTAGAATCTTTGGATTCAGGAGACTATGCTGAAGCACGTTCACTCCTAGCTACACACCTACGCTCACTCCCCGACACTCAGGCGGCTCGCGATACTGCTAGAGATGTTCTTAGAGGAATTATGGAGCAGCGCTATGTAAATAGCAGTAAGCGTGAGCTAGACCAGATGATGGAGCAGTTTAACGGCTACCTAGACAGCAATATGCCTGCCCAGGATGACATCACTACTCACCGCCCTCACACTGATAAGAATGGTCAAGACCTCCAAGTTGGAGACCGAGTAATTATCAAAAATAACGTCGGAGAGACTGCAGTCGGAACAGTTGTAAGAAAACTTAAAGAGCACACGCCATCAATCAATAGTGGTGAAGGCGAAGAAGGTGAAGAAGGCGACGAGGAGCAGCAGTCTTACGTCTATGGTGACTACGTTAAGGTAGAGTTTGCCAACGGTAGCGTACTACCTATGGCATCTAAAAAGATGACAAAGACTGCCCCTGACACTAAGCCAACTTCATCGGCTCCTTGGTTGTACGAAGATGACCTAACCTTCTTCCGCGCTGAGCAGCAGCCAGATAAGTATCGTGTAGACCGTGCATCTGGTCAGATTTTTGACCTTGACACAAATACCGTTATATACAAGGGTGTCGGTACTGAATCCTATGGTCAGACTGAAGTAGCTGAAAACTTAGCTGAAAACCAAAAAATCTATAACGATACTGGAGATCTACTAGGTCAAGTAGTTGGTAAGCCTAAGTCTGGAACTGCAAGAGATGGAAGCCGTGTAACTGCAGTTAAGTATAGAATACCTGGAGGCAACGGGGCTACTGATACTCTAGTAGTTAAAGAGGGTAGCAAGGTTAATACATCTCCTCTAAAACCAGAAGTTTCAAATAGAGATGCCATTCCTAGCCCAGCTGCCACTACTGACGTAGCTAAGCGTGCTGCAGCTCTCGGTATTTCATCTGGACAGCAGGGTAGAAAACCTTCAAAGACTATATCTAAGAACTCTGCAGATAATACGCCAGAGAATGCTGAAGCAATCAAACCTATCTCAGGTAAAAATGTAGAGAACACATGGGCAGTTGCCCCTACCGAAGAAGCTACCAATATCAAAAATGAAGTAGTTGCGATGGGCGAAGAAGTTTGGTCTGGAGTACCTGAAAGAATGAAGGATATCCTTCGTCAAAAAGGTTATGACATTCCTGACGATGCTACCTACGATGACATTGCTCGTGCTGCCCTAGACTCGCTAGCAAAGGTTGGAAACGACTACGCCGTGGCAAGAAGAGCAGCTCTGGACCTAGAGGAAAATACTATTAATGGTATTAAAGACAGTAAGTCTGGAGTATCTGGTGTATTCAATGAGATGCGTGCCGCTGGGTACGTTAAGACTGAAGATGGCAAAGAGGTTATTGACGTTGCCAAGCTCAGTAAGGATCTAAGAAAAGCTGGAGTAAAGGGACTACCTTACTATCTAGAAGATGAAGATAGTGACTTTAGTGCTAAGAAGCCTATGCTAGCTTTTGCATACAAAGCTCTGACTGATCCTGCAGTTACAGAAGAGGCTAAGAAAGTCTACTTTGACCAGTACTCGAAGGATAAGGCTCAGGAGCGTGCTAAGGCTACTGACTACCTAGATGATGTCCACCAAGCTGAGCGAGTAGCTGCTAAAGAAGCCTTAGAAGCTGCTGGAGTTCAGTTCGACAACGTGTCATTAGATGAGTTTGATGGACTACTAGTCACTGCTGGTAAGAAGGCTCCTCTAAACTCGAAGAGCACTATAAAGGCTGCTGAAGCATTGTCAGAAGCGTTTAAGCACATGCCGAGATCTAACATCCTTAAGATGATAGAGCACCTAAAAGAGAATAATCTCAAGCTAGAGGTTAAAGCTGGTGTAAAGCGAGGTCACTTTGCCCCTCTCAAGAATGGTAAGGGTTATGAAATCCACCTATCTAATAGAAGAGGTAAGGACCGTAGAATTGCTGCTAAGGAAGAGGGACTAAACCCAGCTACTGACGTAGCACTTCACGAGTTGACTCACTTTACTCAGAAGTTAGACCCTAACCAGAGAGCAATCGAGCACGCTTGGCTTTATGACAGAGCTGTAGTTGATGCTGGAACCGATAATGAGAGATTAGTTCCTATCATTAACCTAAATAAGGGTGGATCAGAGCAGGCTCTAGCAATTAAGGGAATGTCACAGCCTTATATGGCTAAGGCTTATCCTTTCTTGAATAGGAAAGCATTCCTAAACCCTAATGATGAGGCATCTGAAGTATCTACTATGGCTATGCAGGACCTATTCACTAATCCTGGAATTGCATCTGGAGCATATGGACTGTCGGTAATGGGACTAGACCCAGAGACTGGCGAGGATAGACTATATCCTGGAGCGTTCTATGACCCAGAGACTGGTAAGTATTACAGAAGTTCTAGTAAGAAGACCGAGATTGAGGGTATCAAGGGTGTATTTGGACGTAACCGTGATGAGGGTACGGACTTCAACGTTAAACACCTAGCTACTGGAATGCTGTTAGCATTGAATGATTGGAGTCCTACTGAAGGATTCGGTCCAGGAAATGCTGTAGTCCCTAATGAGGAGAAGTAATGGAAGATAGAGAAGAGGTTCTAGGTATCTACCTAGAGCCAGTGACTTTCGTAGTTAATGGTTCAAAAGTTAACTGGAACCCACAGGCTGAAGAAGTTGATTACCTGTATGGTTCTAGAGGATCTGCTGATGTTATTGCTCAAAGCGTCCGTGACTTCATATTTGCAATGGGACCGTCTGGAGAAATTGCAGCTACCCCTGAAGGTCCATTCTTTGACGCTACAACTAAGGACCTAAATACTGTCGTATGGGCTCTATACACTTTGTATGGTACCAAAGACATCAAAGTTATCGGTGAAGCTCCTACTATGACAGACTTTGGTCTTGACACAGCGAGCAACTATGATAAAAACGACAATCCAATTGTACGGTAGTATAGTAAAGAGGTTAACTAATGACAAAAAATTATCTTCTACCAGGTGATAAGCCAAACACTGAGCTCAAAACATTTAATACTAGCGTATATATCTATTTAGAGCCAGAGTCTCGTAAAATCGAGACAATCATATCCTACGGCCCTTTCGTTACTTCAGAATATGATCCTGAAGCTGACGCCTGGGTGCCAGTTGACAATGGTGATGGTGACAGATTATTCATGTATAGAAATGAATATGCATCATACCTAATTGATTGGAATAATGATGAAGCATTCGATGAGAATGATAAGTCAATTGTTTATCAAAAATATGCTGATGGCACCTTGACAGAAGAAGATCTAAAAAAGTATTGCATTTTCAATGGCGAAGCACCAGAAGATGACTACCCTACAGAGGAAGACTTTAAGGCGGTTTAGTAGTAAATGACTGACTATTTAGGTAGTAGAGGTTCAGTAGCTCTTTTCTCTAGCGGGGAAAAAGCTGTCCTTGTCAATACCGACCTCTCGATGGTCGTTGAAAGTGGAGCTCTTTCGAGCTACACAAGTGAAGAGTGGTCTACCTCAGACGACATAGACACTGACACCATTCAGCTTGCTGATGCTGCTCTAAACTCTCTATCTAATATTGCTTTAACAGCTGATGCTGGCCGTATGTATACTATTCCAGATGGTGTAGTTGTCGAAGCTAGAAAAGCCCTTAAGTGGCACAAGGAGCACCACCGTGGTGGCACTCCTGTAGGTATGAATACTGCTCGTATTCTTGCCGAAGGTGGTCAGATTGGTTTAAAGAAAGTCCGCCATATTGCTCGCTATTTCCCTCGTCATGAAGTTGATAAAAAGGGTAAAGGCTGGACTCCTGGGGAAGATAACTTCCCCTCGAATGGTCGCATTGCTTGGGCTCTATGGGGTGGAGATGCCGCATGGCGTTGGGCTAAGTCTATTGTTGACAGGGAAGACAAGAAGCCTGTAACTGCAGATGCTTACTTGATCATTCCGCAGGGTGAGCCAGAAGCTATACATGAAGGCTATGACTCCGACATTAATTCTTTTAAAGTTGCTTATGAACTAGACCCAGAACATGGTCCAGAATTTTTAATTCGTATAAGGCTAGATGGTTCTGGAGTTGACCGCCTCTACAAGATTGACATGGATGGTCAGGTTTACGTCTGGGACGACTGCGCTTGGGATGACTTAGGTCACGTAGATGGAGATATCTACACCTATGACAAAGCTTTAGACGACCCATATGACAATGTAGAAAAGGACCACTACATCGTAGACCCAGCGTCTGCTGCTGTTGTATCTGCACTATTCCAGGAGAGGCCATACTCTAACGTATCTATCGACGAGATCGATCCTGAAGAAGCAGCTTTGGTTGTAAATGCTTTTGCTGAAGAAGACTGGAACCTAGTTGACTCGGTTACTGCTGCTGGCTCTACAGCTCCGAAGACTACCCAGGCTGGTGACGGAGAGTACACTCCTGAAGAGCGTTCTAACATCGCTAAGGGTGCTCTAAGAGATGCTAATGGAAGATTTGCTTCTACAGGAAGCCGTGTAGTTGTCGGTAAAGATGGCAATAACGGTAGAGGAGAAATTACTGGCGTCGATAAGGCTACAGGTAATGTTCAGGTAAAGCTTGATAATGGTACACAAATTGCTGTACCAGCCAAGCAAACTCAGGCTGAGGACAGCTTTGAGGAAACCTCGCAAACTCCAGCTCAGGACTTTACCAAGCCACTAGATACTTCAGGGATTCTGGGAGAGCCAAGAACTCCTATTAACAGCCCTATCGCGCACCTCCCAGGTACGCTACCTCAGCTGCCTAAAGAGCAGCTACATGAGATGCTCAACAACTGGCCTTCATGGGTAGCCAGCGAGCGTAACAAATACAAGCCTAGGTCAAAATCTACCTATTCGATTGAATCAGTTGTAGCTGCTGCTCCAGAAAAGCAACTAACACCTAAAACATCAGACGTCCCACCAAAGTACTTAGCTATCGTATCTCCTGACGACAATCAGGCAGTTATGGACTTAGTAGCTATTGTCCCTAAAACCATAACTACTACAGAACCAATAACTTACGTTAGAAAAGATGGCAAGTGGGTAGAAGATTCTCAGGTTCTGCTTGACCTAAAGTCAGCTACCCCTCCTCCTGTTGTAAAGCTGGATGACACCATCCTAAATAACATTCTTCAGCAGGTTGATGGTATTAAGAACGTAACAGCGTCTATCCTAACTACTGACTACATCCTAAACTTCTTGTACGGTAATCCAATTACCGCTGCAGGTGGAGTTGACCGTAATAGAGGTAGAGCAGAGCAGCTTCGCCGCTACTGGACAGTTGGTAAGGGTGCAGCTAAGATTCGTTGGGGCCAGCCAGGAGACTGGAAGCGTTGCGTTCGTCACCTAAGTAAATATCTTGGTATTAGAGCGAAGGGCTACTGCCAGCTTCGCCACAAGGACGCATTGGGTATGTACACATCTACCCACGCTAAGCTTGATAAATCACACCGTAACTTAGGGGCAGAAGAGTTCCTAATGGAAGAAGTGTGGGGCGAGAACATTGGTGAGCCTACCCATATTACTGACAAAGATATGCTTATGCCTATCGAAGATATCCACTCAGAGGAAGATGATCTCTATGAGGGATCTTGGACTCCAGACCTAGAGATAGTAGATGCTCTAGAGGAGTTAGCTAAGTGTGGAGATGATGAATTCCAAGCACTAATTGCTGCTGGTGGTTTAGACCGTAACCGTGGTAATGCAGAGGAACTTCGCCAGTATTGGACTCGTGGCAAGGGTGCTGCTAAAATCCGCTGGGGAACTCCTGGCGACTGGAAGCGTTGCGTTCGCCACCTATCTAAGTACATGGGTGTTCGTGCTAAGGGTTACTGCCAGCTCCGTCACAAGGATGCTACTGGTGTTTACACTGGAAGCAGGATGAATCCTGGACGTAGAAACAATCGAGCATTTGGAATGTTTGAGTCAGAACAGGCTTTTGATGAAGCAATGATCTCTAAGGCAGTTCTAACTGCGACTGCAGATGTTGCACGTTCTAGATTTGCCATAACTGCTGGTGCTATCCCAATGGGTTATGGTTCAGCTTTCACCATTCCACTACTTCTACCAGAGAATGTTGAATCTGGAGACGGAAGAAAATTCAATAACGAATCTATAGAGATTCGTGAATTACCACTACCACTACTGTGGCAGATTAAGACTGGTGACGGTCACGAAGGATCTGTAGTAGTTGGTCGAATTGATTACGTAGAGCGTATCGACGGTGGCATTGGTAATGCTCGTGGTGTATTTGATACTGGGCCTTACGGTAGGGAAGCAGAACGACTAGTCAGACACGGATTTATTCGTGGAGTTTCTGCTGATCTAGATCAGTTTGAGGCAACTGAAGAGAATCATAAAGACGACACCGCTTCGGAATTAGATAAAAAAGAAACCGAAATGGGCAAGCAAAAACTCATCATAAATCACGCCCGTGTAATGGCTGCTACAATTGTAGCTAAGCCAGCATTCCAAGAATGCGTCATCAATATTGATGAAAACAATGCGGGAGACCAGGAGGACACATTGATTCCAGAAGACGGAGTCTATGAGGAAGAGTCGTTCGATTCTTTCGCAACAGCTGAAGCTTTAACCGCTTCTGGTTCTGGATTCTTAGAGTCAGCTATTCCAATGACTCCACCAGACGAGTGGTTCAATAACCCAAACCTTGGCAAGGCAACACCACTGACTGTAGACCCTAGTGGTCGTATCTATGGTCACATTGCTGCATGGCATGTAAACCACATTGGTATGCCTAGCGCAACTAAGCCTCCTCGCTCACGTAGCAAGTATGCTTACTTCCACACTGGCGTTTGCCGTACTGATGCGGGACGAGATGTTCCAGTTGGTCAGCTAACCCTCGCTGGTGGACACGCATCGTTGCGTGCGGATGCTGCTCAGGCTGCTAAGCACTACGACGACACTGCATCTGCTATCGCTGATGTTCATGCTGGTGAAGACGAGTACGGTATTTGGGTAGCTGGTTCACTACGCCCAGATGCTAACGAGGCTCAGATTCGTGCCCTACGTGCATCTGCTCCTTCTGGTGACTGGCGTCCAATCGGTGGCTCACTAGAGCTAGTTGCTGTATGTCAGGTTAACGTTCCAGGATTCCCAATTGCTCGTGCTCTAGTTGCATCTGGAAAGATTATGGCTCTTGTGGCTGCTGGTGCTCAGGATATGGCTATCCTTAGAAGCCAAGCCTTCACTACTTTAGCTATCCGTGCCCAGAACTTGTCGGAACTGGCTTCTAACGCTCCAGACCTACGTTCTCGTATTAAGGATGCTAAGAAAGCAGCCCGTACATACGCTATTACAGCTGCTGCAGCTAAGGCAGAGGAACTGAGAGAGCGTGCTCTAGTGGCATCTGCTGTTGCAGAGCTTGCATCTATCTCGGAAGAAGAGCGTAAGGATCTAGCTGAAAAGGGTCACGCTCTTCCAGATGGTTCTTACCCAATCCGTAACGAGTCAGACCTAAAGAATGCTATTAAGGCATATGGTCGATCAACTCCTAAAGATCGTGCAAAGGTTCGTACACACATTCGCAAGCGTGCTCGTGCTCTAGGTAAGGCTGACCTTATCCCAGAAAACTGGAAGGCAGCTGGCTCTATGGATGCAGAGGCAATGATTGCTAGCATGCGTTCTAGAATCTCTAGCCTCACTGCAGCGGGTCCTGATGACCAAATATCTGAAGAAGATCTTAAGAAGCTTGAAGAAGCGAAAATAGAAGCTGACAAGCAGACTGAAGAAGAGATCAAACTAGCTGAAGACATTAAAGCTGGTAAGACTACTGCTAAGGATGCCTACGACGAAGAGGGTCGTACCAAGTACATCTCTGGTGTGACTCAGCCTCGTGATGCTAAGGGTAAGTACCGTAAAGTTCTCGCTCGTCTAAAGCAAGACCTAGGTGTTGCTGGTCTACAGGATGCTCTTAATAAGGTTCAGGCTGCTGAAGATATGGAGTTTGCTGGAAACTATGTTGACTCAGCGAAGGCTAGCTCCGAGCTACTCGGAATGATTGACCGTTTGGATAGTAAAGCACTTAATCCTAAGGCTTTGGAGAATGTCCAAAACACTGCTCGCGAACTGGGCCGTGTAATTGCCAACCTACCACTACCTTTTGGTCAGGAAGCGCAAAAACTAAGATTTAGCGATCTACCGTCGGGACTTAAGGATCTCATCGATCAGATGATTTCTAGAGTCGAAGACAAGATCGGTAAAGAGGATGCAGATGTTGCCACCGCTAATCTGAAATCCTACATGTCTGGAGCAGATGTTTACTCTCAGGGTGAAGTTCAATCTGAGATGAGCAAACTGCTCCGACTCCTTACCTAAAAAGTAAGGTACAATTATGATAGGTGGAGCGCCTCGCGCCTCGAGCGTAGAGTCCCTCAGCCTTGACTGTTCACCTAATAAACGTAAATCGCGTTTATTAAATTAACTGGCCTAAGGAGGTACAGTGGACCACATCAATACCCAGCTTGACGCTATGGCGGAGCTAACCGACGAACAAGTCGGCGAACTTCAGTCACAGATCGTTAGCGAGTTTGAATCGGTCGAAGGCGAAGAGCCGACTCCTGAGACGGTTGATGCTATGACGTCACTTGCTAATGCACTTGACACAGTGCGAGGTGAGCTTTCACGCCGCGAGGCACTAGCTGCAGAGCTAGCTGCCAAGGCTGCTGAGGCTATCTCACGCGTTAAGGGCGAAAGCACCGAAGACGTCGCAACTGATGGAGAGGAACTAGCCGATATGACCCCAGAAGAGGAAACTCCTGCAGAGGAAATGACCCCTACTGAAGAGATGCCTGAAGAGGCAGCTCCAGTAGAGGAAGCTCCTGCAGAGATCGAAGGCCAAGAGCCCGAGACCACTGAAGAGGAAATCGGAGAGACCCAAGAAGAAGAAGAGAAGGAACCTAAAAAGGCTTTCGCTTCGGAAACTGAAACAGCATCAACAATCGAAGAAGACGGATCAGAACTGTCGACTAGCGACCCAGAAGACGCAGTAGAGGAATCTACTGAAGAATCAACCGAGGCATCTGCCACAGTGGCAGAATTCTCCGCCGAAGAAACTTCAGAAACTGCAGCAGAAGCTGTTGAAGGCTCAGAGGCATCAACCCAAGAAAACACTATTGCTCCAGAAGAGCAGGAAGAGCAGGCAACCGTGACCGCCGCAGCAGAACAGCCTTTCGAGGCTCCAGCTGACCGTCAGCCTGTAATTCAGGTAACAGAGGCCCCAGTTGCAATTACTGCTGGTGCTGACATCCCTGGTTACACAGCGGGAAGCACAATTAACGACATGAACGAAGTAGCTTCGGCTATGGAAAAGCGTATCCACTCGCTTCGTCGTGTCAACGGTGGAGATGGAGAGCAGCACATTGTTGCATCTATCACCACTCAGTTCCCAGAGTCACGCACTCTGACAACCGATTCAGAGGCAAACCAGCTGAAGATTAGTGCCGTTTCTGGCCAGGAAGCACTTGTTGCTTCTGGTGGTCACGCTGCACCTTTCGAGGTTAAGTATGACATCTTCGGTCTTGGTTCAACCACCGAGCGTCCAATCCGTGACTCACTCCCTCGCTTCCAGGCTGACCGTGGCGGTATCCGCTTCGTAACTCCTCCAAGCTTTGCTTCGGGTGACTACGCTGACGCCGTTGGTATCTGGACTGCTGCAGTTGACGCAGACCCTGATACAGCAACTAAGTCATCACTCGCCGTTTCAGCTGCTGCAGAGCAGACTGTTTCAACTGACGCTGTAACCCTACAGCTCCAGTTCGGTAACTTGATGACTCGTGCTTACCCAGAGTTGATTGCTCGTCACAACGAGCTAGCTCTTGTACAGCACGCACGCGAGGCTGAAGTAAACCTTCTTACCAAGATTGGTGACGCTTCAACCGCTGTTACTACTTCGTCACTTATCGGTTTCGGTCGTGACTTCCTAGTACAGATCCGTCGTGCTGCAGTTGCTTACCGCTCACGTCACCGCATCTCTGCAACTACTCAGCTGAAGGCTATTGTTCCTCAGTGGGTATACGATGCAATGGCAGCTGACCTCACCCTGGCTATGCCTGGTGATGGTACTCTGTCAGTATCGAAGGCTGAGATTGACGGCTACCTATCGCACAGCAACGTTTCACTCGTTGCTTCTCCAGACCTGAACTACTTCGGTGCTCAGGGTGCAACTGGTCTGCTTGAGTTCCCAGACACATTCAGCTGGTATCTCTTCGCCGAGGGAACATTCTTGTTCCTTGACGGTGGAACTCTTGACCTTGGTATCATCCGTGACTCGTCACTGGTTGGCACCAACGACTACAAGATGTTCGTTGAGACCTTCGAGAACGTGGCTAAGGTTGGTATTGAGTCTCTCAAGATCACCTCAAGCATCTCGGTTAACGGTGTTGCTGCAGCACTTCGCGACACCACTGGTGGCGCTACCGCAGCTGCTGTAGAGTACTAAAAACTCTAGTGGAGGGGGGCCTGGAAACAGGCCCCCTAACACAAAAATAAAAACTTACACTTTAAGGATTTAGAAGATGGCTTTCCCAAGAACTGGCGTTGTAGAGGCACCACCGATCGTGCCCTCCGCCTTTGGCCTACTTGCTGTAGTCAAGCCCGAGAATTCTGCTGGCGAGAACCAGTGGGTACGTGGATTCTCCCAGGAATGGGAGACAACTCTCTACTCAGCAACTAACTGGGACGATACTGACTCTACAGATGGCGAAGTAGTAGTAGCTGGTACACCAACCTACTACACAGAAATTAAGCCTTGGTTCATTGAGGCAGAAGAGCTTCGCTCTGGCCTAGGTTTCTTAGGTCTAGACAGACTTGCACGTTTAAAGCGTCAGCTAGAAGGCGTTACTCAGCACGCCATGGAAGTTGAGATCTGGGATGGAGCTATTCGTAAGGGTGAGAGTCACGCAAACGTAGCACTATCTTCATCCACTGCAACCATTCTAAACTCAGGGACAGCGCTTTCTCCACGTCGTGCTTTAGCTCTTCTAGAGCACGAAATTGGTCAGGTTTCAGATGGTGGCGAGCAGGGATTTATTCACATGACTCGCGACGTTGCAGCACTTCTTGCTAGCAACTCAAACATGCTTTTTCACGAAGCTGGTAAAGAACACCTACAGACTCTAGGTGGAACCCCAGTTATCGTTGGTTCTGGTTACTCAGGTACTGGGCCAGATGGTGCTACTGGTGCTACAGCATCAGCCACCAACAAATGGATTTACGCAACAGGCACTGTCCGCACCTACGTGGGCGATGTTGATGTCGTAAACGACAATCTAGCGCAAGCATACGATGTGTCGGGAAACCAAAATGACATGAGGTTAAAGGCAATCCGCCCTGTTGCGGCTTACTTTGACACATCCATCCACCTCGCTGTTAGAGTCGATCTAACAGCCTAAACCTAAGGAGAATAGCTTTGGCTACTCAAGAATATGCTGCTAGCATCCAGGGTGTGTCGATTCGTGTCACCCGTCTGGACGCCGCTGGCAACTTGCTGACAGGTCCATCTGACAGCTACACAACCTCAGCATTCATGCGTGTATCGTTTACACCTGAATACGAGGAAGGTGACGAAATTACCGAAAAGGGCGCTAACGGTGTTGTATGCGTGACTTACAAGTCACCAGACACTCTGAAGCGTATTACCATGGAGCTGGCTATCTGTGAGCCAGACCCAGAGCTCACCTCACTTATCTCGGGCGGTCTGCTACTCCGTAAGGATGTAGCTGGTGCTGGAGATCAGAGTATTGGTTGGGCTTCACCAGGTGTTGGCGATGACCCTGCTGGATACGGTGTTGCGATCGAAGCTTGGTCACACGCTGTAAAGAGCGGTAAGAAGTCTTCAACTCTTCCTTACTTCTACTGGGTATTCCCATTCGTGAAGATGCGTCAGTCAGGCGACCGTGTTATTGAAAACGGTCTATTGGCTAACACCTTCGAGGGCTACGGATTGGGTAATACTCAGTTCGGTTCTGGACCAGATGGCCGTTGGGAGTTCCCGACTGCAGCAGAGCGTCCATACTCATATGCACGCGCTACATGGGCTCCTCAGGGGATCAATGGCTTCGTTCAGTGGAACTCTACAACTGGAGCATACACTGAGGTTACTGACCTTGATGCTTCACCAACCTTCAACGTAACCAAGAAGTCTCTTACTAGCAACGTTGCAACTCTTACACTTGAGGGACCTCAGGGTCACGGATTTACTACTGGAGAGTCGGTTGTTGTTGCTGGAGTTGACACCACCTTCAATGGTACTTACACCCTTACTGGCGTAACTACTAACACCATCAGCTACGCTAAGACTGCTGCTGATGTTACCGAGAGTACTCTATCGGCTGGTGCTTCAGCATCTACCAGTGTATCGATTAGTGCTTCAACATCGGCTACTCAGTACAACGTACCTGGAAACGTTAACTTCAACCCAGACGTTACTGTTGACCGCGTAATTCGCTCTACAGAGGACTAATAGCTAAATAAAGGAGCGGCGCGTCTGTGGTAAAATTAACCTAGACGCGTCGCTTTTTTCTATCTCTACGAGGACTAATGACTAATAATTTATGGATCCAGCCAGAAGAGCTTGGAGACTATGCATACACCGAGTTTGCCACTGAAGCAGCTCAAACTGCGTCGTACCTTTTATGGGCTATGTCTGGTAGAAAATACACTGGAATAACCACCGTAACAGAACGCTATACCTGTGTTCTCCGTAATAATCGATTAGGTCCTTCTACTAAGACAAACTCACCAGTTTTGTTTGGTGGAGATGTTTATAACATCCCATCTGGGGACTACGACGAGTATTCAGAACTTACCTCTGATGGAATGTCTCCAGACTCTAGACTTAGACTTAGAGGAAGACCAGTAACCCAGGTACATACCATAAGAAATAGAAAAGGTGATGTACTCGACCCGTCTAGCTATTATTTAGTAGACCACTCGACAATCCACATTAAAGCTGGAACTCCTTGGACCCCATGTAATACTGAAGTTACCTACTCATATGGGACCCCAGTACCAGTTGCTGGAAAGATGGCAGCTCGTAAACTTGCTATGGAGTTTGCTAAACTCTGGGCAGGTGACGACGACTGCGCACTTCCCCAGCGAGTTACATCAGTATCACGTCAAGGAGTGTCATACACAATTCTTGATAATCAAGAATTTATCGATGAACTTCGTACTGGACTCTACGAAATTGACCTTTTTCTAAAGGTAACTAACCCAGACAATGCTAGACGTAAGGCTAAGGTATTCTCACCTGACCAGCCTCGTGCTCGTAGATATACACCAAAATCTCCAGTAATAGCTACGACTGACTCTAACTACGTAGATGGTACTGACATATACCTAACAACCGCTGGAGCCACATGGGATTCAAGTGATACTACAGTTGATGTTGGAATTTTCTCTGACCCTGATTATGTACCTAGAGTATCTGTGTATAACTACTCTGGTTCAAAAAATGTGGAGTTAGATGCTTCTAATGTTGACTACATTAGCGGAGCTAATGATTTTGCAGTAGTTACGATCCCTTACTCGGCGGGACTATCTGCTTTAGGGATGATTGACCCTGGAACTTGGACATTATATGCAGTTAAAACTGTTGATGGTATAGAGGAGATAGTTACTCTAGTTTCTGGAAATATCTCGACAAGAATGTATTAATAGGGAGTATTAAATGACATATCAAATTGACGCTACAGGAATGACAGAAGATGCTCTGCATCTAAAAGACATGATGGATGGTGTACTCGCAAGAGTAGCTACTGTCTTTCAGTCATATAACGTTCCGCTACCAGCTAGACAGTACTGGACTATGGGAACACCTGCAACTGACTGCGAACAGCTGGTCGTTTCTTTTATGCAGATGTTCTTAGGATCTCCTGGTGCTCAAGTTGGAGAGCCACAGCGTTGCCATGTACCGAGAAGTGCAACTTTAAATATTCAAATATCTAGAGTAGTACCTACGGTTGGTCAAAATGGTAGACCACCATCAGCAGACAAAATAGAGCAAGCATCTGCTATCTGTGCTGTTGACGCATGGGTCCTTATGGAATCTATAAACTTGCTTGACCAGTGGGATGAGACTGGCTACGGTATAGGTGTAGTTGCAACTCTAGACTCTGCACCACCAGAGGGTGGTTTTCAGACTACAACTATGACTATCACCATGGCGGTTCCATAATGCCATATGGTTTACCCGATAGCTGGGGTGTATGGGCAGCTAGAAGAACATTTAGATACGTAGGTCGTAGAGGAAACGTAAATAGCATGGGGTCTGCCGTTGGTGGACTCCGTACAATGACTCTCACGTACAAGTTTGGTGGTTTAAAGCTATACCACCCACAATTTGAAACCATGACAATCGGTGAGAATGGTATGGTTGGTCGCTATGTTAAAAGAGTCGGAAGGGCTATTGTTTTTGATGCCAAACTACAAGTGGGTGTTAAAACTGGAAAACTTAGAGACTCTATCACTATGCAACATAGCACTCATAAGTATGGTCATAAATTACGGATAGGCTCTAAGCTTTCATATGCTTACCTACACCACGAAGGTTCTAGGGCTCATATAATAACTCCGAACAAAGCACCTAATCTAGTTTTTAGAAAAGGTCCTAGAGTTATTGTTACTAAACTAGTCCACCACCCTGGAACTAAGCCAAATAGATACCTAACAGAGCCTATGGAAAAACACGTTCGTCTATAGATAGGGTAAAATAGCTATTGAAATCAAAGTATTTCAATGACATTTATAGAAAGAGTACAACATGACTTCGAGATTTAAAGATTTTGGAGAAGGAAGCGGACCTGTAGAGAAGACTCCGCTATCTTTTAAGCTTTACGGTGAAGATTTTCACTGCTACCCAGCGGTACAGGGAAGTTTTATGCTTTCTCTGATTGCTGATTCATCTAGCGATGACCCAGTTAAGGCTACTGAAGTAGTTGTAAAGTTTTTTGATCGAGTCTTACTTCCCGAGAGCCAAGTTAGATTTGAAAATCTTCTTAAGGATCCAGAGAAGATCGTGTCAGTAGACACTTTAGCTGAGATCACTGCATGGCTAATGGAAGAATATACTGAACGCCCAAATCAGCAGCCAGAGGTCTCATCTCCTGGGCAATAGACCTCTGGCCCTATGTGAACGGAAAAGCTCTAGTGAGTGGATTAGACCTGAAAACCATGAATGCTGCAGATATGGTGGATGTTCTACACTACTTTTTTGAGGAAGATTCTCACTACCTAAGTGAAATCCAATCTGATACCAGAAGTAACCTCAGGACTAGTCTCTATAAGACTATGTACAACACTACATATAAATATGCTGTTTCTAGACAACCTGATAGGTCAAGAAATTTCGATAGTGACGACTTTGATACTGATTTAGATCCGTTTGGTGATGATATTAAGGAAACTAAACCTTATGTCCCACCTACGAATTTTAACCCAGACTCTACTAATCCTTTTAACGGATTATTAGACGCGCCACTATAGATTTAAGGAAGCATAGAGTATGCCTATCATAGGTGAAGCCCAGATTATTGTTAAGGCGATTACTAGCGGTGTCGAACGTGACATCCGTAATGGCTTTCAAAAGGCTGAAGGTATTGGTGGTGCAGCTGGAAAAAATCTAGGAAAAGCTACTGGTAGTGGTTTTCGAGAAGGATTTTTAAATAGTACCAAAGATAACTTCATGGGTAAGCTCGGTGATGCTTTTAAAAGCATAGAACAGCAAGCGGAAGCCTCTAGAGCGGCTATGGTTAAGATAATTAGGACTAGCCACTTCATGTCTGTAGGTTTTCAAGTCCTCATTGGAACTATAGCTCAGCTAGTCACTTCCATTGGAGCTCTTGGTGGTGCAGTAGTTGGTGCTATAGCATCTGGTATGGCTCTTGTTAACGTATTTGCAGCCATAAAAATAGGCTCTGCCGTTGGAAAAATGGCCATGGGTGGTATAGGCCAAGCGGTATCCGCAGCAGGTAAAGCTAGTGGAGCAGCAGCTAAAACTGTAAAACAACTAAGAGAAGAGATGCAGCAACTTGCATTTGATGCTGAGGAAGCTGCTCTCAATGAGCAAGATGCTGCTCTAGGGTTAGAGAAAGCTAGAGAAGCTTTAGCTCGCGTTCAAGATCTTCCACCAGATAATAGAACTCGTAGAGAAGCAGAGTTAGCATTTCAGCACGCTGAGCTTAACTATAGAAAAGCTAAGGATAGAGCTAAAGATCTCAATGAAGAGATTAATAATCCAAAAAAGAAAAACAAAACTGGAACTGACCCGTATGCTGGTCTAACAAAGAGCCAAAAGAAGTTTGCTCAATATCTTGTAAGTATCAAGGGTAGGATGTCAGAGCTTAAAGAAGCTGCTGCATCTGGATTTCTACCAGCACTCCAGACTCAGATGGGTAGGATGCTCAAAGGAGGGTTATTCGATTCCCTAGTTGGTGGATTTAAGAAAATAAGTTCTGGTCTTGGCAAGGCTGTAGAAAATTTTACTGATGTAATTCTCAAGGAGAATAATTTAAAGGCTATTGATAAGTTTTTATCTAATATTGGTAAATGGCTCCCAAGCATCGGGACTATTTTAGGTAACGTAGTTACTGGTTTTGTAAACCTATCTAATGCAGCCGCTGGGATTACTCAGGGGGAGGATGGAAAATCAGGTCTTTTACCTTGGCTAGTAGGTATTAGTGAAAAATTTAAAGATTTAGGTAATGATAAAAAAACTCAGGAATTCTTTAAAAATGCCGCAGATAGTGCAAAATTACTAGGTGATATTATATGGAATGTTCTTACAGGATTTGGAGCAATAATTGATGAAAATGTCAAACCAGGTAGTGGTGGAAATAACCTATTAGTTTGGCTAAAAGACGCTACTGCTGGATTTGCCGATATTGGTAAACAAGAAGGCTTTGGCGATATGTTTAGAGAATCTGCTAAGGGAACCAAAGCTATGCTCCAAACTTTTGGAGATGTTTTAGGTTTATTTTTAGGATTTGCTTCTGATCCAAATACTACAAAATTTTGGGAGACATTACATAAAAATGCTCCAGATATGCAGAAAGCTTTTCAAGGAGCTGCTGATGCACTGCCAGATGTAGCTGATGCGGTTATTGCAATTATGAAGATAATAAAGACCCTGAGCGAGACTGATGGTGTCCAAATGTTCTTCAAAATTCTTGCAGGAGCTTTCAAAATCTTAGCCCCGATAATCCAGGCGATGAGTGGTATATTTAAATTTGTTGCTCCAATATTAGCAGTAGCATCTGCAGTTGGTCTATTATTTAAAGGATTTAAGTTCTTATTTAGAGTATTAGTTGGTGTATTTAATATTCTAAAAAAGGCTGTTGTCATGACTCTTAAGTTCTTTGGAATCATGAAAAAAGATTCAAAGAATGCCAAAAAAGATGCAGATAAACTTGATGATGGCTTAGAAAAAGTTGAAAAACAACTCAAGCTTATGAATAAGCGTATTTTAGAGTCAGAGAAAAACTTTAAAAAATTACACGCTATTATTTTAAAGGTAAATAAAGCTCTCATTATTATGAGAGATAAGCTTGGTACTGTTGTTACAAAGCTAAATGCTATCAAAACATCTTCTCAAAATGCAAATACCCAGATGAGAAATCTTGCCAATAATGCTAAAACCACTAGCACCAAGATGGGAACTCTCAAGGGTAAGTTAGATAAGACTAAGACCTCCCTAGAGCATGTTAGAAAAAAGGCTAAAGAAGCTAAAGATGAAATCAATAAACTAGGTAGAGCTAAGGGTGTACCTAAAGTTGGTATGTCTGGTAGCGGTATGCCTGGAGCTGGCGGAGGCGGGGAGATGCCAGGTGGTGGGTTAACTATTCTACCTGGTGGTGGCGGGAAGATTGCCGAAATGGGCAGTAAATTACTTAAGAGTCCTGTTGGAAAACTTGGAATAGTTGGAGCCGTAGTTGCTGCTGTACCAGTTATTGTCGATGCTGCGTCAGAAGCAGCTGATAAGGCTAGGGTATCTACAAAGAGATTAGAAGGATTAGCTAGAGCCAATGGTGGCTTTGGTAAGTCAGCTAAAAAGGTAGCAGATAGATTGACTGAAGTTGCCGATAACATGGGTGGACTTACTGGTCAAAACTATGACAATGTGAAGAGCGTCCAAGAACTTCTGCTCAAGTACCCGTCGTTAGCTACGGAAGCTGGCAAGGTTAACGGTAAATTTGACAAGATGACTGGACTAGCTCTAGATCTAGCTAGTGTATTTAATACTGATGCACCATCAGCAGCACAGGTTATGGCTGATGCTATGGCTGACCCAGCTACCGCCTTAGATACATTAACTGGTGCTGGTATTAACTTTACTGACCAGGAAAAGAAAAAGTATGATCAAATACTTGCTTCTAATGGTGCAGCCGAGGCTCAGGACTACCTACTACAGACCCTAACTGATAAATATGGTGGCTATGCAGAGAAGAATGCTGATGCTAACGATAAGATAACTGCTCGTTTTGACACTATTGGTAGAAAGATAAGTGAAGTATTCCAACCATTTAATGACTGGATATCTAAGGGCCTCTTGTGGCTAGTAGAGAGTATTTTTGGTGGAGAAAAATCTTCCACATCTAAGGATATAGATAAGTACTGGAGCGGCGTTGCTAAACAACTTAATAGCCCTAGTAATACATCTATAGGGTATAGTCCTGTAAATGGGTACGCTGATGGTGGGACTATCTACCCTAGAGCTGGCGGTCATGTCATTAGAGTTGCAGAGGCTGGAAAGCCAGAGCGAGTAGAGCCTTTGGATAAGAATGGATTATCTGATAGAGATAAAGCTATTGTTAGAGAGCTTTCTGGCGGTGGCGGTAGTGGGGTAACCGTAAATCTAACCGTTAATGCTCCTCAGGGTATGGACCACCAAGCTTTAACTAAGCTTATTACTTCTCGACTTAATTTCGAACTACGTAAAGGTATAACAGCATAATGGTAGATCAGTCCTATGAAACAACGTATGTACGTAGAGCGTTAACTCCGCTACCATATCCAGAAATAACTGGACTAAAACTTGCTGGTGATATACGTATAAATGGGTTAACTCTAAATACCATAGATGCTAATGGCGTCATATGGGTAGTTAGCGATATAGAGGGTTGGTGGAACCTTCCAGCTTCAGAGTTCCCAGAGTTGTCAAGAGGTCTTGGTGATGGAAACTACGACACTAGAGGTAGATGGCTTCCTAGAGATATAGTCCTCACTGGGTCAATACTGCCCCCAAGTCCAGATTTAGCAGCTGCCGCTAGAAATACACTATTAAATGCTATAACTTTAGTTCACACTGGTGGTTGGATGTATGTTGACGAGTCTCCAACTAAATCATGTTATGTGCGAATGGTAGATATTCCGTCCGTGACGAATGATCTTCCAAGGGGAAGAATTGATTTTTCTATCCAACTTAGGGCAGCTGATCCAATTAAATATGGTTGGAATACTGGAGACTCGAATGGTTACACATCAGTATCGTTAAATACTAACGGTACTACTCAAGTTAATGCCTCAAATGTTGGTACTGCTGATGTTAGTGCTACATTCAGTATAACTGGACCGCTAACTCAGCCAGCATATATCAATAATGTAACCACTGGTAAGTCAATAAAAATTGTAAAAGATTTGAGAGCAGCTGGGTTTACTGAGACAGGTGTCTCTAATGTTGTATACCGTTCTGGTGTAGCCACTGTAACTTTAAATAATCACAGTTTCTTGGAGAATGATCTAGTAACAATTTCAGATATCGGTGCTCCATTTGATGGGACTGACATACTAATAACTAGTACAACGTTGAATACCTTTAGCTATACAAACCCAACTTCAGACATTGTAGATATTGTTCTATCTGGGGGAGTTGCTACTGTAACTACTGCGGATCCTCATGGGTTGACGCTAGATGATATGTGCTCTATATCAAACTCTAGTATCCCAGTATTTAACGGTATCCACACTGTAACCTCTGTTGTAGATACAACCACATTTGAAGTTTCTATGTACTATGCAGATACAACTTCTTATGGAGGACAGCTACATCTTCAGATTAATAGTCAGACTGTTACTGCAGGAACCGTGGAACTTCAAGACACTGACACTCTAGAGCTAGATACCTACAACAATGTAACCCTGTATAGAGGAATCTCTACTGGTGCTAGAGCTGTACTAGACCCTACCTCTGACTGGATTAAACTAACCTCTGGTGCGAATAACTTTACTGTATCAAAAACTGGTGGAACACCGACTGTTACTGTAAAATACCGACCTGGCTGGTTAGGGTAAACTAGTAGTATAAAGACGCTTGTACGTAAGGGATTTGACCTATGCCAGACAGTAATTTAGCACCTACGAGTACTATTACTGCTCCAATTTATAGATACTTTGTAGTAGACATTTCTACTAACAAGGTACTTAATGAGTTGCCATTTCAGGATGTCTCTTATAGTCAATCTCTAAAAGAGCCTGGAGAGTTTTCTGGAACCATATACATAACACCAGAAACTGAAAACTTAGATCTATACACTGCAACACTTCCAGGTAAAACTGCCCTCTACATTATGCGCGGAGATGAGTGCGTCTGGGGCGGTTTAATTTGGAATAGAACTTATGCTCTAGTAGATAGAAGTATTGAAGTATCAGGTCAAGAATTTACTAGCTACCTCAGCCGTAGAATTATTTGGAAGACTTACTCGTACAACTACGAAGCTACAGCAACTAAGAAAACCTCTAGCGGATATGTACTACTTACCTTAGAAAATAGAGTTTTGCCAAAACCTATTGCTTCTAGAGATTCAGATGGAAAAGCAGTAAAAGTTTACGTTGGATTTGTCCAGGAATCAGTTAAAAAGTACAGTGGATTTTATGAAGTTGTGGATGAAGCATCCACCCCACCTGCGCTTAGTGACCCAACTAAGACATTCTTATATGTAAATATGCCAACTCTGCCTGTACCAAAAACTAGCAGCTACTACAGTAATGTAACTGTAACTACTCAGATTGATACATACTCCTACATAAGAGAACTTATTCAAGAGGCTTTTCAAGACTTCTCTGGCATATCATTTGCTAATGAGGTATTGGCTCCAGGAATTAAGACTGGAATTAATATCCAAAGTAAGCAACTTGAAGTTACTGGAGCTCGTTCTGGCTTAGCTACCATCACTACTGACACCCCTCATAATTTAGTGCAGGGTCAAAAATTTACAATAGCTAACGTAGATGAACTACTCGACGGTTCTCATGTTGTGTCCGAGGTACCTAACGATACAACTATCAAATTTGAGCTAATAAACCCAATAAATCAGTCTGATAAAGTAACTGCACTGGTTGTAGAAGAGATTCCTTTAACATATCTTTACAATAAAAATACTTTAATAAATTACAGAGAAATAGTTCAGTACATTGTAAAAAATGTACAAAAAATTAAAAGAACTCTAGGAACAGTAACTCTAACCCTAACTACCCCTCACACCTTTGAGGTAGGCGATAAGGTGAAGTTAACTATCCAAAACCAACCTCCTGCTAGGAAGAGTGGTAAAAATACTTTTGATTACTCAAAATCTGGAATTGATGCCATAGTTTTAACTTCTGTAGATCAAAAAAATAAAACTATTACGTTTGTTGATCCAATTACTGACCATGCTCAGAAAAAGTACAATGTTAAAGAGTCAAAGGTAAAAGACTCTAAGAAAAATACTGTAAAACTTTCATACCCAATAACCCAGTTTATGCTAACTCCCCAGTCGGACGGGCATGGTTTTTACGCTGGAGAGACTATTAAAGTTAGCGGTGTAGACTCTGTAAACTGGCAATATCCACTATATAACGGATACCATGTGGTTGACCAGGTCTCCATGGGATCGCCCAAAACTATTGTTAAGTATAAAGTTTTAGATGAGATATGCTACTTGTACTTTAATGATAATCCTAAGTTCAATGACGGTGATTACATCTCCATATCTGGTATAAGCCTTTTAAATGGAGAGTACCCGATTCTTGCTGAGCCAGAAGTCTCTGGGTCGTATTGGTATGTCAGCTTTAGTAAACAGTTAGATGATGTAGCCATTCAAAATGCCCCATCTGGGTCAACGGCATCTCGTGATGGTATGGGGTGGTTTACTTACCTGCCAGAAAATATGCAGCTATCGTCTAAAGCCGTAGAGCCTGATGCTGTTTCAAATATTTCTAAGCTCTCTATGAAAGTTAAGAACAAAAAGAAAACTATAACTTTAGAGACTGGTGCTAGGCACAATATGTCGGTTGGTGACATAGTTAAGGTTACAGTTGGTGCAGCTGATAAATCAGACAATAAAACTTATGGTGGAAGTAAAACCATAACTAGTATTTCTGATTACGACGAGATTTCATATAATATCTCCAGTAGTAAGGGTCCTAGTAAATCTTTTAAAGCTAAAGCTAAGACTGGAACTATAGTCCGCACCAAGTCAAGGATTGGTTACACGGATATCGTAGAGGTCCCATTCAGTGGGATTAGGACAGTAGGGTCTCTAACTAAAGTTTCTGCCATAGACCACGACTTCAATATTGGTGACTATGTGGCATTGTCTTTTGACGGTACTAACTTTGACAGTTATGCTACAGAACAGGCACCAGTAAAAATTGTAGAAGCTACCAGTAACACATTCAGCTATCCGCTTCAAGCAGGAGCATCACCAGCTGGTACGCAGATGAGAATAAAGGCTGTTGATTTCTATAAGACTACTAAAGGTAAGTTTATAAAATTTACAGCAGTAGGAGACTATACATATGGCAGTTCTGTAAATTACGATGTTAATTCAATAACTGGAACTTTAGAAGCTACTTTAGGTGACGGTAAAAAGTACCAAAGAGTTCTGGGAATTACTACAGCGTCTACCAACAATGCAACAGTTGGAAGCGTTGTAAGTGTAAATGGTCTTCCAGCTGCTACGTCTACCTCTACCGTACTACCTGCTAGAACTTCAAAAATAACCAATATGACCTACGCTAGTGGATTCTTAGTAGTGACTGTAGAAGATTGGCATAGATTAGATACTTCTGACATTGGGACATCTGCTGCTAAAATTAAATTATCTGGCTTAGAAACAGTCTCTGGTACATACAACGGATCTCCTAAAAATATAGATTTATCAGTTGTAAACGGTAACTGGAATATTTACTACGATGCTGATGATGCGTATGCCGCGCCACTTAGTACCTATTCTTTTTCGATAAAAACTGATTTATGGTCTAAGCCATGGTCTTGGACTCCAGCTACTCCTGCTGCAGAAGTGTACTTCCCAACAAAAACTCAAGTTGAGACAAGCCAAAACCTATCAATGTATAACGGAACAGCTAGCGTAGTTTATGTAGAATCCTCTACAAAGTTCTACATAAAGAATGATCTAATATCATATGATTTTTCTAGCATTGATGTGTCCGCAGAGACTGTTACTGTAGATATCACCCCTCGACAGACTACAACTGCTAGACCTTCTATATCTAAAAATGATCTGATAGATATTAGTGGTTTTAAGAATATTAGTAGAAAGTACTACTCTAAGCTAAACAAAACATGGACTGTAGTGTCTTCATCTACGGGAACCTATGGATCAGCTCAGGCTACGTTCTTTGTAGTGAAGAATAATATTGGTGCTGTATATCCAGATAGAACTAGTATCACATCTACTGAAGTAGTTTCTGGATATAAGTATCAAAAAGCTCCTGGAACAGCATACCTAGACTATCTATCTTCCTCGCAGACCGTAAAGGATATTGCTAACGTTTATAGAGCCAATGATAGACCAAACCTAGTCAAGCTCACCAGCCCAGCGCACGGTGTGGAGGCAAATGACTACATCAATGTTTGGGTATACACTCGCGGTGGCATATTCTATGGTCACAATAATAGCCCTAGGAGAGTAGTAAAAACTACTGAAGACACTATTACATATGCTGTAGCTAAGGGTGCTACAATAACTTCCGCAGTTGGTGACGGGTCATCTGTTACCTATTACGCATACAATGATTTTGCAGTAGGCGATAAAGTAGCCATATATGACATAGAACCATCTGGATACAATAGTGCATCAGCCACTATCACGCAGCTGACACGAGTAGTTTTACTGTAGCCAGTTCGGAGACCTCAGTATTTGTCTCTGGTGGAATTGCATCTATAAATAATGTCAATTTAGATATCGAATATGTGCAAATCGATAATGGAATTGCCCAGCTGTGGATTAAAGAAAACAGGCTCCACAACTACTGTGTAGGCGATCAAATTACCTTGTCTGGGTTTACTAGCACTTATTCATCTTTGAATGGTGTAAAAACTATAACTTTGATTGGAGCCAGGACTATAAAAGTAGCTACTGGCATAGCTGATACTGCTCGAGCCAGACTTACTGGTAGCGAAAAGGCTGCCCCATACTCATACAATGCTATAGATGAAGACTATAACGGAGTTATAATCCCATCCCCTATGGTTTCTGTAGAACCTACACTATTTGTTGCAAGCTATGGAGAGTTTACTCAGAGTGCTGGTATTGGTGGTATGGACTTCTCCACTACTGACTACAGCTCTGACGTTGCAAAAAATGAAATAATTAGAGGATCTGAGCTAACTACCATTTCAGATGTAGTAGAGAAGTATTCTAACTCTCTCAATGGTTTTGATTACCGAATAGAGTGCAACAGAGTAGTTGACGGTGCAGGAGATTCCTATTTCACCAGAACATTTGTACTAAGCCCTACCAAGCCTAAGAGTCTTACAGAGTATCTTGACTCACTCCCTGAGCGCCTAGACTACACTACAGGGGTTACATATCGAGGCTTAGCTACTGGTCAAGTAGTTGACCCATCTATTTTAGGTGCTGACAAAATTGTATTTGAATATCCTGGAAATATTATCGACCTGAGTCTTGCGGAAAGCTCTGAAAATGCTGCTACAAGAATGTTCATAAGTGGTACTAGCAATGAGTCTGGTGGTGGAGATGCTACCTATTCAGCAGCATCTGCCACCGATTTACTTAGAGATGGCTGGCCTATCTTAGATAGAGCAGAAAATGTAGAGTGGTCCGTTACTAATAGTCAAGAAGCCATAGTAGACCGCTGGGGTAACTATGATAGCGAGTTGGACTTCCACAACACTGCTAGGAGATATCTGTATGAGTCTAGACCACCGATTAGTGACATATCAATTACTGTTAATGGGTCTATAAGCCCGTTGATTGGTACATACAAACCAGGAAACTGGTGCTCCATCGTTGTTAATGATGAGTTTATAAAGCAGCGTCTAAACACGGTATTAGAGCCGAGAAAAGATATATTTGTTAGGAAGATAGACTCCGTATCAGTGACAGTACCTAATAATCCAGCTTTCCCCGAAGAAGTATCATTGACTTTGATAGTTGATTGGCAGGTAGACCGAGTTGGCGAATAAAAGAGTAAGAAGAACTAGAAGCTTTAGTTCATACATTGCTGCCGTAAATCACGATGTAAAAACACTAAAGAACCAACCAGCACCAGCAATAGCTGATGGCTCAATAACTGGGGCCTCGCTATCTAACGAGCTAATACTATCAACTTCAATTCTTCAGAGTGAAAACTACCAAGAAGGTTTAGCTGGTTGGAGGATATCGGGATCTGGCAACGCCGAGTTTGCAAATGTACTAGTTCGCGGTGACATAAACGCCGAGTCTGGAAGTATTGGAAACTGGAATATTAGCTCTGGCGGTGTAGAGCGAGTCATAGGTGGAGAAACTCTATTTGGAACATATCTAGAGAGTGAAGACTTAGGTGATAGTGATGATGGTAAGACTAGCGGACTCTATGTAGGTCTTTTTAAAGTTGCTCCTAAAGATACCGTACCTATTACTGGAAGATCTCTAACAAATAATATAGCAACTATTCACATACCAGGCCACACCTTCGAGGTGAATGACTATGTATATGTCGATATTGATGATGACACTATATTTAGTACTGGAAATGTTGCCGTACAGGTTATTGAAACTTCTGACGATTATATTAAATACAGTATTCTAGGGACATCAGCCGATATCCTCTACGAAACTGATGAAGATGAGTATTTTGGGCTTGTGTCTCAGTCGCTACTCGACATAGCTGGTTTATACATTCAAGACTACGGTAGGGCATATCTAGACTACGGGTACTTTTCTAGTCAAGGTGTTAAATATGTAGCTGCTAGCTCTCTAAACCTGATAAATAATCCAAGTTTTGAATATAAACAATTCAATACAGCTACTTATAGCCCTATTTCTAGTACTTCTGGGTGGTCAACATCAGTCACTGGTACTACAAATATTGCTATTGCAACTAAGCAGCTAACTACCATAACTCCCCCACTACAGAGCTCCAGTGAGTACGGACTAGCTGTCACGTGGTCAGGAGATAAGAATGATTATGTAGTGGCTACAGTTGACTGGGAAGTTACCAAGAAATTTGGTATTGTTTCTGGTAGAAAATCTTTATACCTGAACTTTGATGTCTTTGCTAATTACAATAATAAATATCTCTACTTAGGTGATACTTATAGCGAGTGGAACTTTACTGGTAGTGGACTATATACTTCAGTACCTGGAATAGAGTACACTCAGGGTGACAACTATATCTATGTTACAGTTCCGTCTGGTCATACTTTTGAAGCTGGTGACCCTATTGTCTTTAATAAATTTTTTGCACTATATGGTTCAAGTGACTATCTAACCGCTCAGTATGATAGCAATGGTACTTTCCCTCAGTGGGACGATGGAGTTGCTGATTGGCTTAACTTTGGTTCATTGCCACTTACTGACATTATGTTTGTTGAATCAGTTAGTGGAAATACGCTAGTTATAAATAATGGTAGAGAGTTTGGTGGTTCCTACCATTGTGTACAGTATATGGCTGTAAATGGCTATAGAGAGGATAGTTTTTTTGCAGACCTTCCTAACTCACTAGATAATGACCCTACCAAACCCTGGGGCTTAGTTACTTCTGACTATGTAAATCTCGGTGGGTTAGTTATAAAACGAGTAGATAACATAGCTTATATAACTCTCCCTCAGCAACCTGAAAGATACTCTGACTATAAGATATTTAGTAAGGGAGATAAGATTGCTATAAGTATCGAACAGGATACTAGTTTTGATATTCTTAACGATGTAATTTTAGACACTACTGGTGCAGATAATAGAACAATATCCTGGACATCACCAGGCCCTGATGTGGAGTTTACTTTAGAGCCTGATAGAGAAGTATCAGCTTCTTATATCGCACACTATGGTCTTTTAGCTAGACAAGGCGCTAACGTCGCTATGGATCTTAGTGAAATTAAAATCCAATTTGGCAGTAGTACATCAAATAGAGTATCTATTGAAGATCTGATGGTTTATAACTTTACTTCTAAACCTGATCAAAAATATAAAGTATCCTCTAATATTTATAGAAATGACATCCCCCTAATGATGTGGGATAGTGTAAATGGGGTTCACAGAGAGAGTCCAGGATTAGAACTTGACCCTGTAAAAATAGATGCAAAATATCAAGAACTTTCTCCCGATGAATACGCCGCGGAAGTCCCAATCTATGTAGTATTTCCTGGTTGGTTATATAGAATGTCTGGAGTTCCTAATGGTCAGGCTTCTCTAAATCCAGCTTGGGTGTCTGCTGTAGGCAGTAAGACCAATGTTAAATCTACTTCTGGATACATTATTGATAATGTTTATCTAAGTACAGAGGATGATTTTTTCTTTGGAGCATCTAGCAATGAAGACTTTTATTCTTGGTATGGTCTAGAGGCAGCTGAGGAAGTTACTGATCCAAATACAGCATCAGTAAAATCTGGTAAGCGTTGGATTGACGTTGACTTAAGTACTCAAACTTCCTACCTGCGAGTAGATTCACTAGTAGTTGATGAAGAGTCTTATGGGTTATTTAATAATGCCAACGTATCGGTAGCCGATCTTTCTATAGACCCCATACAGCGTACCCAGCCATACTACAGCACTTGGTCTGCTGTATTTTCTGGCCCTGAGTACTCTTATGGTACTGACGATAACCAGATTCACAGCTATGTAAAGCCTTACGTAGGTACATATACAACTAATGGATCTTCTGGAATCGAGCTAGTAGCTAGAAAACACCTGTATGACTACTCTGGTTCTAGTACGGTAACTACTAAAGATAATAACTACATCTCTCTTTGGTACGATGCTAGGTCAAGCCTAGGTGAGGTAGTAATTTCTTCTGACTCAGTGGTTATAAATACTGACTCATTCAGTCTATCTAGCAACACTAATCAGCCTATTTTTGATTTAAATTATTCAACAAAAACCTATCAAGGAACTGATAAACCAATAAATGATGTGGTTAGTTCTATAGCTACTAGATACCATGCAGTGTACTTTAACTACAGTTACACTAAAGCATTTACTGACACGGCTTACGCTAATTTCTTTACTGGCGTTTATCCAGATGATTATCGCTTAACTGATGATTCTTGCTATGTCTACTTCAAAACTGGTCCGACGGGTGCTGCTCAGATATCCTTTGGGACAGAGGGATATGGTACAAACTCTACAAATACTTTAACCACGTCGTTTGAGATCTGGAAGTATTCAGGTGTATACACTGATAGTCATGCATCTCTACCAGCTACTCCAGTAGTTGCTGCTGATGACTCTAGATCGGTGATACTCGCTGGAAATGTGGCTACATCCAATAGCGGCTTCTGGATATTTAATGGTCTAGCTAATACCTCATATGTATTGGTGCATGCAGTTAAGACTAACTCCGATACAGCAACCGTTTCTAGACGATCACTGTCTGTAACTCCGATAGCTTAAGGAATAATATGTACTATATTGAAAAAATAGAAGACTCCTCTGGTGGAGAAGTATTTAACGAAGTTTCCAAAAAGTGGGAGCCAGAAGTGTTAACCTACTTTGTAGTTATGGACAGTGTTACTAAAAGAGAAATGGATAGATTTACTAACTATTCCTATGCTGTTAGCTACATCCATAGCTGTAATTAGTGGTATTATTGAAATACACTACAAGACGAAAAGAGAAATATATGTCTACTCAAAATCAGAATAACCAGCCAACTGTCTATGACAATGTCCTTGCAATTACTCGTGAGCAGTTGTCTAAAGCCATGAGTCTTGCAGCAGAGCTTGAGGCCCTGCTAGTTGCAGAGCGCAAGAAGACTGAAGAACTTACAAGCAAGGTTGCAGAGCTTTCAGGTAAGTCAGAGCAGTCAGATAAGTAAAATGCTAGAAGTTCGTGATGGAGCAAGAACGCTCCAATTTAACGGAACTCTTCTAGGCGAGTCTACTTCTTGGAAAAAAGGATCCACTAGATGGATCGAGTTTAAACTCTATAAAACAGAAAGTGGCTCTTACATTCTGTCTAGGGTTGGGGTATCGCTTATATTCCACGGTTCAACGTGTCCTCTTGTGAAGAGATATGGACTTCAAGAGATTGAATGCCAAGAACTCAGAAGTGATGCCTTGCCTTGTGAAGAGTGCTGCCCTGACCACTCGGCTGCTTTAGTTTTTCCAGAAAAAAGTAGATACTGGGCTCAGGTTAGTGAAGAAGCCACCGCTGTGCTAGATGCTTTATATAAGTACGATGACGGCGGAGCACGCTACCTAACTAATGTTGCTCAAAGACTACTTGATACAGCTGGCAAGGCTGACCAGAATATTTCAAATATCTATAAGGTAGAAATAATCCCATAATGTGCAGACAATCTTGGCAAGAAACCTGGATGTCAGTAGCTGAAACTGTTGGTCTTAGAGCTAGATGCTCTCGTGCCCAGATAGGTGCTGTCATTGTAGATAAGAATGGTCGTATCTGTGCTACTGGATATAATGGTCCAGCTGCAAACTACCCTGTAAAGGGTGAATGCTCTAATTGGTGTCCCAGGGCTCGTGGGGAAGCTCCTCTAGATAATATGTATGACGCTTGTCCTGCTATCCATGCAGAAGCTAATGCTCTACTATATGTTGACAGATCTGCAGTAGAGGGTGGTACTATATATGTCACAGCTGCCCCGTGCATGCAATGTGCTAAGTTGATTTCTAACTCGGGACTTGCTAAGGTTGTAGCAGTAGTAACTGAAAAGGATTCTCACCGCAATCCAGAAGTTGTTTTAGATTACCTAAAAGCTTGCGGTATAGATGTAGAGACGATAAAGGACAAAGATGCCAGGACTAGAAAATGTAAGACTGGAGCTTGTAGACAGTGTTGAACAAGCTGAAAAGTTTATACGCTGGCTAGGTGAACGCCGCCCACATAATGCAATTGCAATTGATACTGAAACTGGGGAGCTTCCTGGTGGTCATAGACAAGATGCACTATCTCCTTGGCATGGACAACTTCGTCTAGTACAGGTTGGGGATGGGCTCACTGGTTGGGCTATCCCATGGGATGACTGGTCTGGTGTTTTTTATGAAGCCATGTCTAAGTTTGATGGTTTAATTGTCTGTCATAACATTGCTTTCGAAGCTAAGTGGTTTGAGATTTGTTCTCGCTGGAGTATGCCTTGGCATCGTTCCCATGACACCATGATTATGGCTCAGCTTATTGACCCACTGGGCTCTGGTGCTTTGAAGAAACTTACTGCTCAGTATGTTGACCCCATGGCTGCTGCTCTTCAAGAGGGGTTAGATGCTGGCCTATCTAAGAATGGTTGGACCTGGGGAACAGTTCCAGTTGACTATGAGCCCTATTGGTCTTATGGTGCTCTAGATACTATTTTGACCATGCGTCTATTTGAGCAGTTCTGGGAAAAGTGTGGTCCTGGACAACCATATAATCGTGCATACGAGCTAGAAATGTCTACTCGCCGTATCGTAACTCGTATGGAGTTAAATGGTGCACGTCTTGACTTGGAGTACTCAAAGCAGAAGTATCAAGACCTCATCGACTACACGGAGCAGGTTAAGGCTTGGGCCAAGACATCTTATGGATTCTCTATTACCAGTAATGCCCAGCTAGTTCGACAGTTTGAGTCCATGGGTGCAATTATTACTGAAACTACGCCATCTGGTGCCAAGTCTGCTTCAGCTGACCAGCTCAAGCTTTTGACTATAAATGGCTCTCCAGCAGTTCAAGAATTAGCAGCTACTGCACTAAAGCAACGTAAAGCTGACAAAATAGCTAATACCTATTTTTCTAACTTCATTAATGATAACGTGAATGGTTTTGTACACCCGTCCGTGAAGACTATGGGAGCCCGTACTGGACGTATGTCTATTACTAACCCAGCACTACAGACTCTCCCCAAAGGTGATGACACTGTTCGTCGTGCGTTCTTGCCTAAGGATGATGACCACGTAATCATTACCTCGGACCTTGACCAGGTTGAGTTCCGTATGTTCTCTTCACTATCACAGGACCCTAATCTTATTAGCCTATTTAATCTTGCGGATGCTACTGGCTCAGACCCGTTTACTGAGATTGGTCGTGAGATTTATCAAGACCCTACAATGCAGAAGTCAGATAAACGTCGTGGCCTTATCAAGGGTGTAGTTTATGGACGTCTATATGGTGCAGGTGTAGCAAAGCAGGCTCTTACTGCTGGTGTTCCAGAAGAGCAGATGCGTTCAGTATCTAATGCTTTTGATGAGCGTTTCCCTGGTATGGCATTATTCCAGAAAAAGGTAGAAGATGTAGGAATGCGTCGTTTACGTGAGACTGGTCAGGGTTATGTGAATACTTGGACTGGACGTCGCTTGCCTTGTGATGAGGATCGTGTGTATACTCTAGTAAATTACCTAATCCAAGGAGGTGCAGCTGAGGTGTTTAAATCTAATCTAATTAAACTTGACCAAGCTGACCTAACAGAGCTTTTAATTGTGCCAGTGCACGATGAAATTGTTCTAAATGCTCCACGTAAAGATGCACTAGAAATTCAAAAAATAGTCCGTGAATGTATGACAACTACCGAAGGTTGGGCAGTACCACTTACTGCTGATGTTGATGGACCACTAGAGAACTGGGGACAGAAATATGTCTGATAATCGTTTAATACTTGCAGTTGATCCAGGAAAGGCTAGTGGTATTGCACTATTCCACTATGCCGTAGGTCAAGAGCCAGAGCTTTTAATGTCTGGTGAGTATCAGCAAGATGAATATGCAGCACCTATTAGAGATGCAATAGGTACTGCAGTCATGACTGGTACACCAATCGAGATTGTGTGTGAGCGATTCACTATCAATGCTCAGACTGTACGTAACTCTCAAGCTCCTTTTTCTCTAGAGCAGATTGGCATTCTTAAGCAGATAATGATGGACATCGGTATGAAGCCTGATGACATTTATTTTCAATCTCCAGCAGACGCTAAGGCTATGTTTTCTAATGAGTCTCTAAAGAAGATTGAATACTGGCATAAAGGCGGCGAAGGGCATGCACTTGACGCAATACGCCATGGTCTGCTACGTTTAGTTAAGAGTGGTTGGAAGCCACTTAATCTACTCAAATAAAAAACTTTTTAAAAAATACTAGCAAAAAACAACTATTGCTATAAAAAATGTGTTAGTATGTTTATATACAGAAAGAAGAAGTGATGACAGTACATGTAGAGCTCGATGCAACGGGCAAACACATCATCATCAACGCCGAGTGGCGTTTAAAAGAACTATGCAAAAGTCTTCCTGGAGCTTCTTGGTCTGCTAAAGAGCAGATTTGGAAGATTCCCACCTCGTGGGCTAGTTGTCTAGCTCTTCGATCAACTTTTAGACAGGACTTAGTTATTGGCCCTGGGCTTACTGCTTGGGCGACTAGCGAGGTTCTAAACCGTATTAACCCAGCTAATGCTCTCCGTGAAATAGAGATGATGGAGGATGGCGATGCAGACTTATTCCCACACCAGCGTGCTGGAGTGCAGTTTTTAGCAACTGCACGTCGCGCACTTCTAGCTGATGAGCCAGGTCTTGGTAAGACTGCTCAGGCTATTCGTGCAATCAAAGAACTACATGACCGTGGCGAAGATGTATTTCCACTACTTATTGTCTGCCCAAACACTCTAAAGAAGAATTGGGAACGTGAGTTTGATAAGTGGTGGCCAGGCATAAATGTCTCAGTCATTAAGGGTAGTGCTGTACAGCGTCGTAAAGTCTTTGAAGACGAAGCTCAGGTTTATGTAATTAACTGGGAATCTCTACGCTCTCATTCGCGACTAGCCCCGTATGGCTCTATTGGATTGGCTCGCTGCCCCGATTGTGGCGGTCACGACACTAAAGTAACCCCAACCCGATGCGAAGTACACGAGCGTGAACTTAATGTTATTGACTTCAAGTCTGTTATTGCGGATGAGATTCACCGCTCCAAAGACCCTAAGTCTAAGCAGAGTCGTGCTCTATTCTCTGCTACTGGTGATGCTGATATTAGATTCGCACTTACTGGTACTCCAATCGCTAATAACGTTCTAGACTTATGGGCTATCCTCCACTGGCTATCCCCTGAAGAGTGGCCTAGCAAGACCAAGTGGATTGACCGCATGGTAAACACTATGCTCAATGCTTTCGGTGGAATGATGGTTCTTGGTGTTAAGCCTCAGATGGAAGATGAATTCTATGCTGCCATTAACCCACGTATGCGTAGAATGTTGAAGTCTGTAGTTCTTCCATGGCTGCCAGAGGTCATTAACGAGCGACGTGATATCGAAATGTCTACTAAACAGCAAAAAGCTTATAAGCAGATGCGAGATAACATGATTGCAATGATTGAGCGTGGAGAAGCTGGTAGCGGAACTGTAGAAGATGTTGTAGTTGCTCCTAACCCTCTTACTCAGACTTTGCGTCTATTGCAGTTAGCAAGTTCTTATGCTGAAGTAACTGTAGACGAAACTACTGGACTAGAGAAGATTTTGCTAGCAGAACCTTCATGTAAGGTAGATGCTCTTATGGATGATATTGACAATGGCGATTTTGGAGATGATTCTGTCGCAGTCTGTGCGGTATCTCGTCAGCTCATTGAGCTATTGAGTGCTCGCCTAACTAAGAATAAGATTGCTCATGGCTTGATTACTGGTGCTCAGAATGAAGATGAGCGTCAGCAGGCTATTGATGACTTCCAGTCTGGTAAGACTAAGTGGATTCTTTTCACTGCTCAGGCTGGTGGAGTTGGTGTGACATTGACAACAGCTCGTCGTCTTGTTATGCTACAGAGACCGTGGTCACTTGTAGACCACAAGCAAGCTTTGGACCGTGTACACCGTATCGGTTCAGAGATCCACGATTCAGTTATTATTACTGATTACGTGACTGAAGGAACTATCGAAGAGCGTGTTATCCAGGCTCTAGATACCAAGGCAGATAACTTTGAGCAGATTGTTCGTGACAAAGATCAGTTGCTTAAGTTGCTCAAGGATGATAAGGTAAATCCATAATGACAACAGAACCAATTCGCATCTCTAATTCAGAGATCCAAACATTTAAAGATTGCCGTCGCCGCTGGTGGTTTGTTTACTATCGACGACTTCAGCCAAAGCAAAAAGACTACACTGGTGCTCTTGCTCTAGGTTCTCGTGTTCACGAGGCTCTAGACCAGTACTACTCGTCTGATATGACTGTAGACCTACTAGAGGTCCACTCTCAGCTGGTTGCTAATGACCGAAAGCTTCTCATGGATGCTTATCGTGATACATCTGACTTAGACTCAGAGGCTGAGCTCGGACACCTAATGCTGGATGGATATCTAGAGTGGGTAGAGGACGAGGGTATCGACATCGAGCTAGAGCGTATCTCTAATGAGGAGATTATCTCCATGCCTATGCTGGATGGGTCGGTTGAGCTACAAGGTAAGATCGACATGCGTGTTCGTCGTAAGGCTGATGGTGCTCGACTATTCCGTGACTTTAAAACCGTTGGTGGCTCATTTGCTGACTTTGGTTCTACTGCCCACATGAATGAGCAGATTCTAACTTATATGACCCTAGAAGCTGCTCAGAACAAGGAGGGTGAACGCTCTGATGGTGGTATCTTTACTATGCTTCGCAAAGTAAAGCGCTCTGCTAGTGCTCGACCACCGTTCTACCAGCAGATTGAAGTTAGACACAATATTTTTGCACTACGTGCGTTCTGGCAGCGTCTCACTGGCACTATCAGTGACCTCATGAACGTTCGTAAGGCTCTAGATGATGGAATTAGCCACCAACTAGTAGCCTATCCACGCCCCAGTAGAGACTGTAAGTGGAAGTGTCCATTCTTCGCTATTTGCCCGCTAGTTGACGATGGTTCGGCAGCTGAAGCAGCGATTAGCGATGCGTTTGAGGTCGCCGACCCTTACGGTTATTACAACAACACAGAGAAGAAAGGAAGTGAGTAATGTCTGATGTACTACGCAGTTTGACACTAATGGTCTATGGCGAATCCAAAGTTGGTAAATCAACCTTGGCAGTAACAGCACCGTACCCACGCCTAATGCTCGATGTGGAAGGCGGTCACCGCTTCTTACCAATTACGGTTAAGTACTGGGACCCTATCCGCGAAGAGCCTCCAGTTGCTGATGGAACCTGGGACACTGTTGTAGTCAATGTACGTGACTATGACGTTGTTCTAAAGGCATTCCAATGGCTTCAGACTGGAAAACACCAGTTCAAGTCCCTCATCATCGACTCCATTTCGGAGTTGCAGGTGAAGTGCATGGACAACATCGCTGGCACAGAGCAGATGAAGATGCAGCAGTGGGGCGAGCTACTTCGCCACATGGGTGCACTACTTCGTGACCTCCGTGACCTAACGATGCACCCAACTCAGCCTCTAGAGGCTGTAGTGTTGACCGCAATGGCTCGTAAGGGTCAGGATGGCGTATACCGTCCTTACCTACAGGGTCAGCTTGCAATTCAAGCACCATACTTCTACGACATTCTTGGAGCGGTAACTGTGGAAACAGTTCCAAACCCAGATCCAATGCAGCCACCTTATAAGGTTCGCCGTATGTATGTAGAACGAACTACAGAATACGAAGCTGGAGAGCGCGTGCAAGGACGACTCGGCAAAATTGTCGAGCAGCAAGACTTAGGTATCGAACGAATGCTAGATATGGTATTCGGTGAGAAGCCTAAAACCCAACCAAAACAAACCAAACAAACTAGTTAGGAGCTAGAAAAACTATGAGTTCACTCAATTGGAGCGACATCATCAAGGAAGCTGGAGAGACAAGCTCTTACGAGCCTCTTCCAGATGGCGACTATGACCTAAAGGTCTTGGAAGCTTCTTCAAAGCTATCTCAGTCAGGCAAGCAGATGTTCTCTGTGAAGGCTGAAGTTCAGGGTGGAGCGCACAACAAGCGTCTCATCTGGGACAACCTAGTAGTAAGCACTGGCAACTCTACTGCACTCGCTATCTTCTTTAAGAAGATGGAAGCTCTTGGACTACCACGTAGCTACTTCGACCAGAACCCTACTAATGCACAGATTGAGGCGGCTCTTTTGAACCGTCCTTTCCGTGGACGTATTGGTTCTCGTACCTGGCAGGGTCAGAAGCGTAACGAGATTAAGGATTACTTCCCTCTCGTTGCACCATCAGCTGCTGCAGCTCCTGTAGCTGCTGCCGCTCCAGCCCCTGCACCAGCCCCTGCTGCAGCTCCTGTAGCTGCTGCACCTGCTCCAGCTCCAGCTCCAGCTCCTGCTCCTGCAGTGGCTCCAGCTCCTGCTCCTGCAGTTGCACTCTCGACTGACGAAGCTCCATTCTAAGTCGAATGTTGGAGGGGGACACCTTTTTGGTGTCCCCCTTTACAAATATTTAAGATAGGATTTATTTATGAAAATCTTGCTAACAGGTATGTCTTCTGCACATACATCGAGTAAAGTTCATGCTAAGACATTCGGATTTTTTGGAGCTCTACACGAAGCTCTAACTAGTGCTGGGCATGACGTGAGCTGGATTGTTTCTGACATAAATTGGGATAAAGACTATCTAGAAACATATGACTCTATTTTTGTTGGAGTTATGCCACCTACTAGCGTGAGCGCTCACAGGTCATACGGGGCCTTAAATGTTATTGATTTAATGTTTTCATCTGAAAAATTAAATTTAGTAGTTGATACCCAGCAATATTGGCTTATAGAGCCAAGTCTAAAAACTATAGTGTCTAATCCAGACCAGTTAATTAAAGAATTTAACCAAAAAAGATACCAGTATGTCTTAGCCTGTAATCCTAAGAACCTAGCTAAGTTAGTGTCTGCCTGCAATAAGCTTCTAACTATGGAGTGGCCTAAGACAGTCTACCCAGAGTTGCCGTGGTCAGACGAGAAATCTATCGTAGCTAATCTTCCACCAGGAGCTATGAGCTCATTAGTTGGTTTTAATTTTGATGAAAAGTACATTATTAAGTCATTTAGTAATCCAGTAGATAGGCAGAATACCTTTCTATCCGATGACCCTAGTAATCCGTGGGTGCTATCAGTATCTAAAACTATTGAATCAAAAGTACTGCCTATAAGGCCATCAAAGGCTCATGGTGACTCTGACACAGTAGAGGCACTAACTGGTGCAATTGGTGCTCTAATCCCCCCTCAGAAGCGTGGTGGGGGTACTTGGTGGTCATTCTTGTATGTCCACTCAATGAATACGCACACGCCTGTAGTTACTGAGTGGAGGGAAGCTCAGTCGGTATCTCCGCAGTGGGGTATTTTAGCTTCAACACTTGAGACCATGGATCAATATCAAAGACATTTAATTTCTCTAGAGCAGAAATTAACGTATCTATCTTCCATCTCAAAGTACGAAGACTCCATAAAAAAACTAAACAATCTAATCAATCTAGGAGAATAAATGCCAGAAGTAAATTATGAATGGGTAAAGCAACAGCTTACAGAAGCTGGTGTAAAGATAGGTGCTGGCAATGCCGTACTAAAACTGCTGGAGACATGGGAAGAGATGCCACTCTCCGAAAAAATGTCTAAGGACGTTATAAATGTATTCTGCAAATTAGCATTAAGCACTGCCATCATTGCTCCAGAAGATTCAGCCACTGAGGAAGTGTGGGTTCAGGCTCAGCCTGGGCAGATTAACGTAGGTGACGAGGTAAGAGTGTTACTGGATGCCTTCTCTGACAAGACTGGGGTTCTACATAACGGTAGACGAGGTAAGGTTATTGCTATTCGATATGGTGACGTAATTTTTAAGTCAACTGATGGAAAGAAACCAGACCTGAGTGGTACCCACTACTCCCCATACAAATTAGAGAAGCGAGTTAAGTAATGAGAGTACATTTTAAACTAACAGTTTATGCGAATGATTTAGTGTCTGCTAAAGAGTCTGTATATGTAGAAGCTAGTAAATTTCTTATGGTTAGTGTTGAAGATGCTAAAGTTATGTTGGACTTAGAAATGTCAGTAACCAATAGTTTTGAAGAAACTGTAGCTAGTGGTGATAACCTATATCAAATCACTGCTCAGGCTAACCTTAAGAACTCGGTTGTACGACCACCCTCAATCACTACAACATATTCTCTTTAATACTTGACAAAATAAAAAGTAAGCGGTACAGTGTTTATATGCAAACATTTGTACCGCTTACTTCGTCTTTTGACGACATCGCTCGCACGCTAGACCGTGCCCGTCTCAACAAGCAAGCCCTTGAAGGCTGGCAAATCCTAATGACCCTACTTGAGCTAGATCCTCAGGGAAATCATCGTATCCCCAAAGGTTGGGTAAATCATCCAGCTGTAAAAATGTGGCGCGGGCATGAGATGACTTTGTATCTATATATCCAAGCAATGGTTACTGAGTGGAAGCGTCGTGGCTATAAGTCCACTATTGGTGATAAAGCAAAAGCAACTATCGCGCGTGCTATAGAACTCGAGCTACTCTCACGTCCAACAACAAACCCATACTGGATGTCAAATATGAATGACTTCTCACTCATAGCATCTAGCCATAGAACTGCGCTACTAAATAAAGACTATGAGTGGTATTCACAGTTTAAGTGGCCTGAAGATACTGGAGTACGTCCAGAAACTTACGAATATATTTGGCCTGTATAACTTTTGTAATTAACGGTATTTTTCGTATATTATTTGAATAGTCAAGATAAAATCTTTCTATGAAAGATTCTAGAAAAGGCGAAGCACTCTGGCTAGAGTGGGACGGCTATAATTTTGATCAAACTCTATATCCAGACAATAGCTTAGTTTTTTACACCGAAGAGCATATTGATATGGAAAATGAAATTGTACGAAGGGCATTAGCTTCTTCAATACAGCGAAGTGGTTCTGCATCGTCTCTCAACCAGGGATTTATTATGGTTGATACTGGTCACAGCTCGCAGACGTATGCTGGATATATAGATGGTGACGTAGTTCTAACTATATGTGACGCAGATGGTCTTACTCATTCGGGGGATACCGTAGATGAGGTACTTGCAATCACTATGGTAGAGGTATCACCACTATGATATATGACCCTAGTTGGGGCGATAGTGCTGAATGCGCCAAGTCAGAGAATAATGACAAAATGGAATTATTTTTCTCTAATAAAATTAGTGATAAGTTAGCAGCCAAAGAGTTGTGTTTTAAATGCCCAGTGCAAGATGCTTGTCTAAACTGGGCTCTCGAAAATAAACAAATATGGGGAGTGTGGGGCGGAAATGATGAGAGAGAAATAAAAAAGACTCTATCTGTCAACTGGGAAGGTCAAGAAGTTAGAAGGATTAAACCTCCAAGATGTCCGCTATGCGCAGCCAGTACTTTGGATTTAATGACTAAGACTGTTGATAGACCTGGTGGTGGTCGATGGGCAACCATGAGAGTAGTCGAATGTTCAATATGTGATTTTACATGGCAGAGCAGGACAAGTGCTAATGCTATTGATGTCTATAAAGCTCAGTGGGCTGAAAAAGTATCACGTAATAGAAAAGAAATAGAAGCTTTACGTAAATCTAATCGGCAGAATAAAACTGATGGTTTTCTATAAGTCTTAGATTACTTGGATCTAATTTAAGAGCTTCTTCGTTATACTCCAAAGCCTTAGGATTATTGCCAAGGTTATAGCAAGATAGTGCTGCCAAATCGTAAGGCAGTGCTCCCCAAGACTCAGCTTCGCATAAGTATTCTAATGGTTTTTCTTGAATCTCTAACGCAGCCTCCGAGGCTTTTAGGCAGTTTTCCCAGTCGCGGACGGCATAATAGTGCTTAGCTAAATCTACAAAAGGCTCTCTACGCCCTGGAGATTGTTCTACAGCGCGGGTATACCAGAGTTTAGCTTCTTCAAAATTACCGTAGGTCTCATAAATTTTACCAAGATATCGCATAGATGCTGCTCTCTCTGGAGGCCAAACTGCTCTCGGTAACTGTAAGTGTCTGTTAAATTCTTTGATAGCATCTTCATACATTCCGTAGAAGTACAGCTCTCTAGCATAGTAGAAAGCATTTCTATCGTCTGATAAATCCTCAGCTACAGCCTGCGCTAGCAGCGGCATGTACTGGGATCTAGACTTTGAGTTATCTGGGTGGTGGTGTATCTCTAGGTCAACCCAAACCTGGGTCTCTTGCAAGTCACCGTAAGATGTCAGTACCTCATGCACTGGGTGCTTCCATCTATAGCCATTTCTAGCATGGATCTTATCTCCGCCGTATTGAAGTCCAGGTATGCCCTTTTCTTCATCTTCCCAGGACCATGTGTACTGGTATCTAGGTCTGGTTGCTCCCTGAGATAACGCTTTTTCGAGCTCTTCTCTCCACCCTGGTAGCAGTACTTCATCCATATCTAAAGCAATACAGTAATCTATATCAGCTGGTATAGCTGCTAATGAAGCATTTCTAGCCATATCAAATCGCCAAGGCTTTACTACAACATTGATTACATTAATCCCGAGGGCTTTAGCTTTCTTTACAGTTTTATCGGTAGAACCTGTATCAGCTATTAACAGATAGTCAGCTTCTTTAGCACTGTCAAACCATGATTGAACAAACTGCTCTTCATTTAATGCAATTGTATATACAGCTATTTTCATAATTCCTACTTAGTCGGGAGTACGTTAATAAATTCTCGTGGGTCAAAGTCTCCACCTAAAACCATAGTCAATAGTCCTGGCTTAGATTGCATTCCAGAAAAGTCTCTATACCAATCTGATCCAGGATCGGTGGTAGGAGCTTGTACCCATAGGCGGTGGCCAATATCTTTACATGTAAAGTTGTGAAAGTGTCCAGAGATCCAAACATCTGCCATACCAAGTGCAGTTTGACCTGCTGCTTGTCCTGATAGATACTTCACAGCGTCGCGTGACTGATGTCCATGAAATAGCCCTAAGGTAGTGCCGCAGATGTCTACTGCCAATGTTTGATGTCCAGATGATGGATATCTAAACTGTACGTGCTGTAGTGATGGGTTCTCAGCGCAAGCGTCTTGTACTGCCGAAGCAATCTCTACGTTCCAACCGTCAGCTGGGTCTGCAGCAACCTGACGAGTTACCTCGTCGTGGTTACCATTTACTACTGGAACAACCATGTTCTCGGCTAGTGGAGCAAACGCTTTAATCTGAGCCATCAATAGACGACGTGCAACACGTACTTGCTCGGTTAGACCTAAGTCCGAGGCTGCTTGTCCTTGGAGTCGTCCATTTTGGCTGACGATTCCCTCCACGTGGTCACCAGGAAGAGCAAGAACAATAGTTCCAATGTCGAGACCAATCTTGCGATAACTTTCATACTTATTCACTGCTCCCTGAGTTAGATTAAGGATTCGCTCTATAGACTGTTCAGTTCCACCATCTCCAGCCTTCTTACCAATCTGCTGGTCGCTAGGTGCAATAAGATATGCACCTTTTCCTGTAGAACTCTTTACTCCGCGCTCTGGACGCCACTTTTTAATTTCATCTATAAGTTGTTCAGCATCTAACTGGTCCCTATAATTAACACCAGCTGGAGTTAGATTTACTCTTACGGATTCTAAAAACTCTCCATCATACTTCTGCCATTTACCTCTTCTCATGGAGGAGACTATCCAGTCATTTGGGTCCAACCCAAACTCTTCTAAGATGGCAGTAGCGTCTGGTATTTCTGCGGATGGTCTGGGTTTTGAGATAACAAACCCGCCCTTTGAAGTATCAACATCCATTCTTGGACGCCAATCTTCTGGAATGTTTAAACTTTTAATGTCCGAACCAGTAACTCCTGGACTAGCCAGTTTACTTAATCGCTCTCCCAAGCTCATTTACTTTACCTTCCGATAACAAGAACAGGTTTTTCGTCGATGTCTATCGACAGAACTATTTGATATGTCAAAACCCTCTTCCCGTAACACCTGAGCCAGCGTCGAGTTTGACACTCTCGTTGGGTCGTCACTAGGGGCGTTTAGGATTTCTTGAAGCTGGGATTTTTCTTCTTTGTTAAGCTTACTTTTTGGAGTTAGTAAGTTACCCAGTTTGCATAGTAGTGTTGATGACTCTTCCGATGCTTGTGTAAGCTTCTGAGATAGAGAGGACAAGCCGTACTCCTTCATATGTCATTTGTCTTTTTTATTCTAGCGTATAAAACTAAAACTAACTAGCCTTTTTTGCACGTGTTTTACGTACTGGTTGTGTCGTCGATTCCTCTACTAGATGGACTTGCGGAGCTGGAATCTGCGCTGCCGCTACTACTAAATTTTTTATGAACTCTACTTCTGCTGAAATTTTAATAACTGCAGTGTCAATGTTGTTTACTCTATCAGCCAACGAGCTTCCACCATTTTCCCAAAGTTGGTGCTCTACTCGCTCTAATCTTTCTGATAGAGTTCTTCCAGAGCGGTCAACGCCGATAGCATCACCAATGCGTCTGGCTACTCGGTAGATAGCCACAATTGATCCGATGATTACACCTAGAGCTGTAATTACAGCTGCTATGGTTAATATAAGTTCCACTGACATGGTCTATAATAGTTCTTACTGTGTAGAGAATCGATTAGGTTCGTTCCTATAATTTTACCCCATCTGGGTCGCCCTGATTTCGGCAAGCTGTTAGGTCAGCTATTTTCGGTCAGTTTAAAAATTTTTGGCTTAAGTTTTACATTTGTCGACTTTTGCTGTAATCTATTACTACATATTTGGGAGAATTATGAGTATCGAAAATGACGAAATTAAGGTGAGTGACTAATGTCTTCATGGGAGTCCGCAGGCAATGGTCGACTTGTTAAAGGTGCATCTTGGTATGCCAGTCAAGGCTGGAAGATTATGCCGTGCCACGGTATCGATGCTGGAGGTCGCTGCACCTGTAACAGTCCTCACAATGAGCCAAAAGATGTTGGTAAGCACCCAGCTATTGGCCAGTGGAACGATAAAGCTACTGATGACCGTTATTTAGTTTCCACGTGGTGGGACCAGAATCCTGACTATAACATTGGTGTTTTTTGCGCACCGTCTGGATTCCTAGTAATAGATATTGACCCACGCTCTGATGGTGAAAACTCTTTTGAAATTTTTGAAAATCTTGTAGATGGAAACCTCCCGCCCACAGTCGAGGCCCTTACTGGTGAGTACAACATCGGTGGTAAAGTAGTTCGTGGTCGTCACCTCTACTACAAGTGCAGTCCAGATGAGCAGCTAGTAGGTAACCTACAAAAAAGCGGTCTAAAAGGTATTGACATTAAGCACAATGGGTATGTGCTAATCTCCCCGTCGCGCCACTTCTCTGGGAATATTTATGATTGGAAGCCAGGTCATGCTCCATGGGAGCTTGAAATGGCGGAAGCCCCTGAAGAACTTTTAGAAGCTCTCCGTAAAGGTAATAAAAAGTCTGGTTCATCTTCATATGGCGATGGCACCTGGGACTGGATGACTGGTCTCGAATATCGTGGCGAAAAAGTCAATATCGAGAAGTTTATTGAAGAGGGAATCGATGAGGGTTCTCGTGCTGTAGATATCTATAAACTAGGGTGCGCTTTAGCTAATAAATATGGAACATCTTCAGATGCTCGTATGATGGTCGAAACAATGATGATTCGATTTAACTACGAGAAGGTCCGTCCACCAATGGAGCTGGAGGGACCAAACTCTTTACTAATGCATGTTCGACGTGCTATGGATTTTGTTGCCGAAAACCCTAAAACTGACAGAATGTGGCCAGGGCTATCTGACTGGGAGCAGGGTCAGAAGTGGGCTGAACAGTCTCAGAATGAGGGAGTTAGTAAGTCGGAGCAGTCAAAGCCAACCAACTATGGAGATGCTATTTCGCAGTTGGTGAGTGATGGTTTATCAGTTCGAGACGCATCTAGTAACGGAAACATTGATATCCCTAGTGACGTCGATGCTGTATCGGAAGATGATGGTGGTATCCCTGGTAAACGTACTCTTACTGATGTCGGTAATGGTCGTCGTCTAGTTGATGCTTATGGTTCTGCTATCCGCTACAGCGTTGGTCTTGGCTGGTTCCACTGGAATGGAACATATTGGAAGCCAGATCAAGAAGAACTAGAAATGTCTGAGTTAGCTAAGCGTATCTCTCCAATGATTGCAGCTGAGACTGCAAACTGGGGAGAAAGTGACCAGCAGAAAAAGCAAGACTTAGTCAAATGGGCTAATCAAGCTAAATCTAACACTCGTCTAAGTGGTATGGTTCGTAGTGCTATCTCTGACCCACGTATTATTGTTGGTGTAGAGCAGTGGGATGGTGACTTGAACCTGCTAGGTGTTGCTAATGGTGTTATTGATCTACGCACTGGAGAGCTAGTTAAAGGTAAGCCAGAGCTATACATCACTAAGCGTGCCCCTGTTGCCTATACCCCTGGAATTAGAAATGTCCGCTGGGAGCAGTTTATTGACTTTGCTACTGGTGGAGACAAGGAACTTCAGGACTGGATTCAGCGTGCAGTTGGTTATTCACTAACTGGTATGAGTAATCAGGATGTACTATTCCTTGTGTATGGTCCAGCTGGTTCTGGTAAGAATACTTTTGTTGAAACTGTAGTTGAAGCTCTAGGTACTGAGCAATACGCTGGAACTCTACCATCTGAGATGCTAGCTGCTGCTAATAGTAATAACTCGTCTCACCAGTACTACCTAGCTGAACTCCGTGGTAAGCGTATGATTTGGGTAGATGAGTTGCCAGAGTCAGAGCGTATCAATGAGAATCAAATCAAGCAACTTACTGGTTCATCTACTATTCAAGGCCGTTCTCCTGGTGAAAAGCCATTTACTTTTAAGGCTCAGGGTAAGCTGTGGGTTACTACTAACCACCGACCTATCATTAATGATGAAGCTATGTGGCGTCGTCTTCGCCCGATTCCTTGGAGTTATGTTGCTGAGAACCCAGATCCAGATTTGAAGGCTTACTTAGCTGACCCAGAGGGTGGTCTTCCAGCGGTACTTGCTTGGGCAGTAGAGGGTGCAATTAAGTATCTAAACTCTGGAGCTAGAGATCCTCTTGGCTGGTGTGCCGCTGTAAAAGACGCGGCTGAAATCTATCGAAAGAATGAAGACCGTATTGGTATGTTCTTGGATGAAGAAACTTTGGAATCAGAGGGAGCTTCAATTTCGGTTAAATCTCTATATTCTGTATACCGCATGTGGTCAGAAGAGCGTGGAGAGCGTCCGCTATCTCAGATTGGGTTTCAGCGTAAACTGTCAGACCGTGGTCTAAAGATTGAGGGGCAAGGTGCTAGAGCTGATATTCATAACCGACTACTTATCCCTAGACCAGTGCCATCAGCAGAAGTAAACTGGGGAGAAGCAACTAGATTTGCTAGAAACTTCTAGAGAATAGACGAGCTAAGGCTCGTCTTTTTTCTTTCGTGAGATAATTAGATATAAGTCATTTGACCGAAAGAACTCTATTGCAACAGAATACTAGAAAACCAGACCCCTATATGTGTAGTGTCTGTAAAAAGCTATACGTGGTCACTGTTCTTGCGAGAGATTGCGAGAAGAAACATGAGAGTTCTAGTTAAAAGTTAAATTAATTGTTTTAACAAATTGATTATCTGAGTATGTACCACTACCAGCACCAATACTAAAATAGTAAGATCCAGTATCAAAAACAAAAGAAGTATATGTTTGCTGTGCTGAACCTGGCTTAGTACTAGTTGTACTGTAGTAAAGGTAAGCAGTCTGAGTCTCATGTACGTAATCTAGCCATACGTATAGGTTAGTTCCAATTCCTATAGCTGGAGTCGCTGTAGCTTGTTGTACGTTATTTTTATGCCAAACTATAGAGTCAGTTTGGTATGTTCTAAATGATATTGCATGTATTGTAGCAGCATCTGCAATACGACCAGCATTGGAACCACCAGTTCCATAGCTATTATTTGTTGCAGTCCATTGAATGCAAAATCCATCTGCTTCAACGGTGGCACCAGATGCTTCAATATTGCAACTTAGAGAAAAACTTCTATCAAAATTTCTACTATTTTTAAAATAAACAGTAGCAGCATTACCAAAATTAAGACGTGTTAGGTATATGTAGTTATTTATTATTTGTGGCTCGTATGGTGCTCCGAAATAAGCTATTCCATCATTTTGAAAAGTAGAAAAACTAGTGTAATTAAGAAAAACAAATTTACCTTTTAGTGCTCTACTGGCATTTGCTATTGAACTTAATATAGGCATATTATGCGTACTTCAACTGAGTAGCTAATACTGTAAAAGTAGCACTAGCAGTTTTTACAATAGTGAATGAGTACATATCAACTGATGAAGCATTTCCAGATGTTGGTGCAGTTCCTCCAGCCCATTTAGGGGTTACTGAACTTCCATCTATTTGAAAAGCATTTGGGTAATAAGCTGGGCTTGAATTTGTTAAAAGTAGTGTACATGTAACTGATTGCCCCGTGGACATGAATGAATCTAGCGAGGCCCCTGAGCTAGCTCTAAAGTTTACAGTTCCATTTGCAGTAGAGTTTGCAGTTATGTATACAACAGCTGAAGTAGCTACATCAAAGTTATAAGAAGTTGCAAATCCTGTACCAACAGTGGTTATTGTTTCTTTTGCTTGTCCAGTTAATGATGGTGATTGTAGGGTTTTATTAGTTAAAGTTTCTGTACCAGTTAAGGTTACATAAGAAGTTAGCGATGGGTATACGAAATTAGATGCTACCCAGGCTGATGTTCCAGTATCCCAGATGTATACAGTGTCTGATACTAAGTACATTTGCCCAGCTGATCCAGTAGGATGCGCTGATTGGAGTGCAGTTAAATTTGCGTAATAGTCTAAAATATTTAGACCTAGACCGAGTGGACCTGTCGGACCAGTAGCTCCTGACGGTCCTGTAACTCCCTGAGAGCCCTGAGGTCCTGTAGATCCTAGGTCTCCATACCTATAAAAACTTATTGCATATACTGCTGATCCTGTTGGAGTGTTACCAGCGAGATAGCTAACTGGTATTGAGTAGTATCCAGCTCCAGCCCCGACTGACCCAGTTATGGTAAATGTGACAGAATCACTAGGAGATACTGTATTAGTTATATTTAGAATACCTTTTATAGTGCTACTAGAGTCATCCCAAGTATCGTACCAAGCAGTTCGGCTAGTAGTTCCTATATCTTGATTATCAATATAAATAGCAGTAGTTAGGCTAGCATTTGCAGTATTTAATCTAAAAATACCATTTCCAGGGTCAGAGTTAGTAGTTGTAGCTGAAAATGTATAAGCACTAGTTAGGTAGGGGCCAGTAGGTCCAGTCGCGCCAGTTGCACCCGTGGGGCCAGTTACTGTAGATTGTGGACCAGTAGGGCCAGTCGGTCCAGTCGCACCTCCAACTGAAGTAGTCTCTACTGCGTTCCAAACTGACCCAGTCCATATCCAAGTTCTACCTCCAGCACTGTGGGTATTACCGACGGAGGGGCTATTAGGAAAATCTATTGCTGTCATGTGTTATCTATTCCTATAATACTTGACCATACTCGATGAATGAGCCTGGTAGTGCTGTAATAGCAGAGTTTGAGATTTCTGAAGAGAATTGGAACTTAACTGTACCATCAGCAGATGGTTTTATAAATCCTTCTAGCACTGCTATGTTGCCTGTCGTGAGTGATGCAGCTGATACAGCTGGTGACCCGTAGGCATTGTTAGTGAAGATATTGTACGAACCAGTAGTGGCGGCTACAACTGATGACTCGAAGGATAGGTATGTAGGAGAAGCTGGGCCAGTAATAGTCCACCTAGATCCAGTAGTATTGGCTGCAGCAGTATATTGGAAAATGCCTTTGAAATAGTAGGTATTTCCTGTAACTACTGCAAACTCTAGACCAGTTAAATCTGCAAGAGTGTTGGCAGTAGCGTTGGAGTTTGCTATAGATGTAGAGAGTACTACTCTACTCCAATAAGAGCCACTAGGGCCTTGAGGACCAGTGGGTCCTACCAAGTTAGAGAAAGATTCTACCCAGTAGCTGTCGTAGTAGATGTAAGTTCTTCCAGTAGCTGAATCAAACCAAATATCTCCGACTGAAGGACTAGATGGAGCCGTTTCAGATACTGTGTAATGTCCAGATGGTCCAGTCGGTCCTGTAGCACCAGTTGGTCCAGTTGCACCGTCAACACCAATAGTGCCGTTAGTTCCAGCTGGCCCCGTTGGACCAGTTGCTCCGACACCTACAGTTGTTAGTGATGCAGAGAACCAAGTTCCCTGACCAGCGCCACCCCATTGGAGGCTTCTAGATGATGAGTCACCATTGTATGCAGTGAAATCTATGTAGTCAGTCGAACCGTCGAGGTAGATAATCCTGCTTCCACCTTGAGATGTACCAGAGCCTGTTACTGTCTGGTTCTGAAAGATAGCGGAGGTGCTGCTATTCTTTCTAATTTGAACGTTGTACTGGTTTGTTGTAGTTCCAGCAGCAGTCCACCACACCTGTAGAGTGACGTTGTAGTATCCTGCAATGTTTGGTTTAAATTGCTTAGCTGTTGGGTCCCACCAGTTATTGGGATCAATATCATCTACGAATGAGATAAGTATGTCATTAGTAGCTGAAGCAATTGATTGATCACTAGATAACTTACCAACAACTACAGTATTAGTTGCAGATAGTGTAGCACTCGGACCTGTAGCTCCAGTCGCACCAGTTGGGCCTGTGACAGTTGAGTCAGCTCCAGTTGCACCTGTAGCTCCAGTCGGTCCAGTCGCACCAGTTGCACCTGTAGGACCAGTTGCACCGTCAACACCGATAATTCCATCGGTACCTGCAGGACCTGTAGGCCCAGTTGCACCTGTAGGACCAGTTACGGTGCTAGCTGCACCCATAGCACCTGTTGGACCAGTAGGGCCTGTAGGACCAGTTGCACCGTCAACACCGATAATTCCGTCAGCACCTGCAGGTCCAGTTGGACCTTCTACACCTTGAATACCCTGTGGACCTTGTGGACCTTGTGCTCCAGTCGCACCAGTGGGTCCCGTAGGACCACCAGATGGTCCAGTGGGCCCAGTTGCACCAGAAGCTCCAGTAGCACCAGTGGCTCCTACATCACCTAATCTGCTAAAGGATAGTGAAATTACTTCTGCGTTACTGGGAAGAGTTCCAGAAACATATGAAACAGCAAACTGAGTCCATCCCACGTTATCAGTTAAAGCTGTTAATGCAAATATGCAGTAAGTTGCATCTGATGCAGTATTACTTTGAATTATTAAGTGACCTTTTACTGATGTAGCAGTAGAGTCATCAAACGTTAGTAGATAGTTTGATAGATCAGTACCTTCTTTAGTTAGATCATCTATTGCTATAGCAGTTACTGAAGATATTGTTGCGTTGTTAAATCTTATAAACCCATTACCTGGGTCTGACATTGTTGTTGTTGTACTGAAAGTGTAGTGAAGGCCACCGCGCTCACCTGTAGCACCAGTTGGCCCCTGCGAGCCAGTTGGTCCAGTTGGTCCCTGAGCTCCTAATGGTCCAGTCGAGCCCGTTGGGCCAGTGACAGTTGAGTCAGCTCCAGTAGGACCTGTCGGTCCAGTAGCACCAGTCGGACCTGTGACTGTCGAGGCTGCACCAGTTGGGCCAGTCTGTCCTATGGGTCCCGTAGGCCCAGTAGCCCCAGTAGCACCTTGTGCGCCAGTTGGACCCTGAACACCTTGAACGCCTTGTGAACCAGTAGGTCCAGGTACTGTGCTTGATGCACCCGTAGCTCCCGTTGCCCCCTGAGGACCAGTCGGTCCCGTAGCACCCGTAGCTCCAACTGCTCCAGTCGCGCCCGTAGGACCAGAAGCACCAGTTGCTCCAGTTGCTCCAGTTGCACCTTGAAGTCCAGTAGCACCCGTCGCGCCCGTTGCACCTGTCGTACCTTGCGCACCCGTAGGACCAGTTACCGTTGAAGCAGCTCCTGTTGGACCCGTTGCGCCCGTTGCTCCCGTTGCACCTGTGGGGCCAGTAGCTCCGTCTACACCATTAGCACCTGTTGGTCCAGTATACCCAACTAACCCTTGAGGTCCAGTTGGACCTTCTGTTCCCTGTGGACCTGTTGCACCCGTAGCACCTATAGCACCCGTTGCACCAGTTGCACCAGTTGCTCCAACTGAACCTGTTGGGCCTACTGCTCCCTGAGGTCCAGTAGCTCCAGTAGCTCCCGTAGCTCCAATAGCGCCAGTACTTCCTGTTGCCCCTGTTGCCCCTGTTGGGCCTACTGCTCCCTGAGGTCCAGTAGCTCCAGTAGCTCCAACTGCACCAGTTGCACCTGTCGGTCCTTGAATACCCTGAGAACCAGTTGGACCAACAATTTGTCCAACATTAGTCCATCCAGAGTTTCCCCAAACAAATAAATCCCCGATATCATCAACTATATAAGCGTCATTTACAGATACCCCGTCAGTTGGTAGTGCAGATTCAGTAGATACTGAACCTACATAGGTTATAGATATACCTTGCGCACCTGTGGCTCCCGTTGCACCCGTAGCACCTGTTGGACCTGTAGCTCCCGTTGCACCCGTAGCACCAGTTGGACCTGTAGCTCCCGTTGCACCCTGTGGTCCAGTTGCACCTTGAGCTCCAGTAGCTCCCGTTGCACCCGTCGCACCAGTTAGACCAGTTGCCCCCGTCGCGCCAGTTTCACCCTGTGGTCCTGTCGCTCCAGTAGCGCCAGTTGCACCTGTTGGACCCGTTGCGCCCGTTGCTCCCGTTGCACCTGTAGGACCAACATTCCCTTGTGCCCCTGTAGGCCCAGTTGAGCCTTGAGCACCAGTTGCACCTGTTGCACCCGTAGCTCCAGTAGCTCCTGTTGCACCATTTGCACCCTGAGGTCCAGTCGCACCAGTTGCACCTGCCACCCCATCTACGCCATCTAGACCTGCAGCACCCGTAGGGCCTGTAGCTCCCGTTTCACCCTGAGCTCCAGTTGCACCCGTTGCACCTTGGATGCCTTGGGCTCCCGTTGGACCCGTCGCACCAACTGCACCAGTCGCACCTGTCGCACCAGTTGCACCACTAGCACCAGTTGGGCCTGTCGCACCCTGTATACCTTGTATACCTTGAATTCCCTGTACACCTTGTAATCCAGATGTTCCCTGAGGTCCAGTTGCTCCAGTAGGACCAGTTGCACCATCTGTACCAGTTGCACCAGTTGCTCCTGTGGCACCTGTTATTCCTTGAATTCCCTGTGGTCCAGTCGCGCCAGTTGCACCTGTTGCACCCGTAGCACCCGTAGGACCTGTTACACCATTTGCACCGACTGCACCCGTAGGACCTTGTGCTCCTGTTGGACCTGTTGCACCAGTTTCACCTTGTGCTCCAGTTGCACCAGTTGGCCCAGTTGCACCCATCGGTCCCGTTGCACCTTGTGCGCCAGTTGGACCAACATCTCCTTGAACACCAACTGCACCAGTCGCACCTGTTGCACCAGTTGCACCGACTGCACCCGTAGGACCTTGTGCTCCTGTTGGACCTGTTGCACCAGTTGCACCTACTGATCCGTTTATACCCGAAGCTCCCGTTGCACCTGTTGCACCAGTAGGACCAGTTGGTCCACCTGCAGGCCCTGTTGGGCCAGTTGGACCAGTAGGCCCACCTGCGGGGCCAGTTGGCCCCGTGGCACCCGTAGGACCAGCTTCTCCTTGAATACCTACAGCTCGTACTTCTACGTGTGAATATAGATCTGGCATGTTATCTAGTTACCTCTGCACGAACGGTAAATGACCCTTGTAGAACTCGAGATGGTTCATCACTAGAGTCCACTAACTCTAAGTCATATACATATTTGTCGGAAATCATATTTGCAGTGTCTCCTGCTGAAATATACAAATCAACTCTTCCTAAAGTTGGCTTTATAGATATTCTTCCGTTTTCAGTAGTCAATGTTAAGTACACTACAGGATTTGAATATCCGTCTCTAACATACATTCTTGCTGTATATCCAGCCAATGAGACTGGTTTTTTAGCGGTATTAAGTAGAGTTATTGAGCGTTCGAAAGTAGCACCTTGGTCTATGATTAAATCATAGATATCGCCAATTCCGCAGCTCATTAGGGTCCTTTAGGGTAGACTAGTCCCTTTTATTTTACCGTATTTATGCGATACTCATTAAAGGTAGTCTAATAGCTAGATATGCTTTAAGCCCATGAACCAGCTATTACCACTGTTCCTGATGCAGCAACTGCTTGGATCTCGAAATACGTATCAGCAATTGCCGACGGGGCAACAGAGGTTCCAGATGCCGACTGAGTGAAGGCAGGTACTAAAGTACCACCTATAGTTGCATTTGACTGAAACCATCCTTCTATCTCTATTACATAGTTGGCTGCAGCTGTTCCTGATGGAGATACTGTAGTTGCAGCTGCTGATGACGCAGACCCCGTGCTCTGAGTTGCGCTTAAAGCTCCTTGAGTATATGTTTTAAATGTATATACGATTGATACTGGAGCATTGCTAAAAGTAAATCCTAATTGAAGCGTTGCAGCACCCGTCGTTGCTGACTTTGTCATAAGATATGTTCCGCGGAAACGGTGTAGGGTTCCAGCGGCTAGTGATATTGTATCGTTTGCAGGGTCAAAAATACCTTGAAGCGTAGTGTTGTTTGTTGCTTTATTTCTAGTGGTAGCTATGCGAACCATCTGAGGAGCTGACACTATACCACGACCAGTAGTTGCATTTCCTGTAACGTAGAAGCTGGGCGCTAAATGCTCTACGGATCCTGCTATAGGGGTTGTGAGTAGTGGTCCAGAAGTAAACTCTAATGGAGAAAGTGTAGTAGTTCCAGCAGCTAGATTTAGCGATCTAGCTAGAGTTGTGACTCCATCAGCAGCTACACTGAAATACATAGTTGGGGTTAGGAAGTTACCATCAGATATCTGAAATAATGCATTTGTTTGACTACTAGCTTTATTTATATAGAAGGTAGCGTTGACACCTAGAGAATCGTCAACAAGCACATTTGCTGTGGTTAGATTTGATGTAGAAATTGATGCTGTAACAAAAGACCCAGTTTGGTCCATATAGGCTAGTACATTTGCAGAGCTATCTTGCCATTGTTGTAGATCAGCTGATTGTGAGCCTAATCCTTTAACAATTAGCCCTTGAACTCCAGCATTTGTAGGTATAATTGTCTGAGTTCCAGTAAAAGTTTGACTAGCAGTCAACTTTGCATAGGTACTGGAGTCTACAGATCCGTCAGCCTTGAGGAATTCGCTAGACGTTCCACTTGTCTTAGTAAATGATGCGGCAGTTATTTGTCCAGCAGAACTTACTTTTGCTAGTACAGCAGCAGTAGAGTCCTGCCACTGATGTAAGTCAGCACTCTGAGAGGCCAACCCTTTAACAATAATTGGTGTAGTCGAAATAGAACTAGATATAAATGTCTGAGTACCAGTAAGAGTTTGGCTAGTATTTGTGTAAACGCCATTAGTTACTGTTCCAGCATTTCCAGTCACACTTCCAGTTACGTTTCCAGTTAGATTACCCTCAAAACCTGACGCAACTACAGTTCCTAAAGTAAAAGATGCATCCGCGGTATCAATATTTAATACAGGCTCTGGGTCATACTCTGAAAAGAGTTTAAACTTCTGATCGCTAACGTCAAAGAAGAGGCCAGTATGGGTATAGCCAGGCCCAGAGGTGCCAGTATTCCTGTTACCAATAAGAGCTAAGTCAACGTTTACTGGGGCTGCAGTTCCAGACCAAATATCATTTAAGGTGTGGCCATTATCACTAATAAATACTACTGAGATATTGTCTGAAAGTGATTGAGGTGTACCAGCAGTTATGGTTATGTCTGAACCATTGTTTGTAGCAAAGTTATCTGTAGACCAACGGAATGAGTCTGGACTACTTCCAGAACCATCAACTGTTATTTTTACTTTGAATGTTTTAGTCGTAGTTCCTGTGTAATGACCAACCAAAGTGGCATCATCTAGACCAGAGCCAGAAAATGTAGTGCCTGTTGTTCCAATAGTGTCACCACTATTTAGATATATAAAGTTATTGTCTACGGCAAGGTTTGAAGCATTAATTTCTGATGCTGCACCTAGTAGGTTGAGGTCTCCACCTACAGTTAAGTTACCGTCAATGTAAGCATTATTACTGACTCGGAACCCTTCAATAGAGTGCTGTGCTATATCTACATACAGAGTTCCATCAGTAGCATCACTGGTTAGGCAGATACCTAGATCAGTAGGGTAATTAGGGTAATCTGGAGCGATATCAACAATTGCTCCAGGGGTGACGGCACTCAGGTGGACTCTAGTGCCTTCAGTAAGTGTGGAAGTATCTAGACCTTCGATATAGCCACGAACAACTACATAACCATGTGCACCGTTAGCAATTGACTCTCCAGTTACACCAATTACATCTTTCTTTGCTACATCTGAAGCATCAGCTAGTTCAATTGTAGGGTGGTGTCCATGCGTCGGGTCCCCTGGGATATGAACTCCAGTAACATAAACTGCAACACCTTTTGGAATAGTTACACCAGAGCTGTTTCTACAACGAACCCATTCTCTTTCTCCAATGGCAATTTCAAAAGAAGTTCCACTACCTTGAATAATGACAGTTTTTTCTTCGCTATCGTAGTAGACATTTCCTTCAGCCCAGGTTGGTTTGGTGGCAGTTGGAATTAGTTTTTGATAAGTAGAGGTTACGGTTCCTGTAAAAGTAGGATCAGCAAATGCGGTCGAATAGTCAAACCCTATATTTGCAGATGTAGAAGTCCCACTATTAGTTATTGGTGAAGATACAGCCACTACACCAGAAGCACCAGTTGGGCCTGTTGCACCTGTAGCACCAGTCGGACCTGTGACTGTCGAGGCTGCACCCGTAGGACCAGTTACACCCTGAGCTCCCGTAGCACCAGTTGGACCAGTAACCGTGCTATCAGCACCATCAGCTCCCGCTGGCCCAGTCGGGCCAGTTGCTCCATCAAGCCCCGTCGCACCTGTAGGGCCAGTAGCACCAGATGCACCTGTGGCCCCCGTAGGTCCAGTAACAGTTGAAGCAGCTCCTGTTGCACCTGTTGGACCTGTAGGACCAGTTACTGTGCTGGCTGCACCCGTCGGACCAGTTGCACCTTGAGCTCCCGTAGGACCAGTTGGTCCAGTTGCACCAGTAATTGTCTGGGTAGTCTGGACATTCCAAACTGACCCAGTCCAGATCCAAGTTTTTCCGCCCGCTGAAAAAATATCATTAACACTCGGGGCATTTGGGAAATCAATAGCCATTATTGGATTCCATCCTCTTCTACTGGTAGTGGAATATTAAAAAATTCGTATGCTTCTACTTCTGTATCAAACCAGTACCAGCCATCTACTGGATACTCGTAAGTATCTTTAGACTCTTTTACTAGTTCATAATCTTTATTAAGTACAAAATTTGGAGCTATGTCTAGAGAACCGTCTATATTTTTAAAAAATGACATTAGCCAGTCACCGTCCATCCCTTAGCTGTAGCAATAGTTGGATCATCTGTAGTAGTCCCTGGGTTGCTAGTAACTGTTATAGTTGCATTTATTTGTGCTATACCAGTGCCAGATGATGTACCTACTGTTGCGTTAGTTACTGTAAAAGTGGTAGTAGTTGGGGTAGCTGCAATAGTAACTGCAGATAGGTTCAGAGAAGAGCCAGTCGCTATGCTCAGTCCAGTAACTGTTACTATTTGACCAGCCTTAAAGCCATGATCAGCTGCTGTGGTATAGGTCACTGTACTTCCTGACCCTGATGCTGCTGTGACAGATGCGCTTGGCAGTGTGCCTAGTGATGTGTAGATTGCATTTAATTCTGTTGCTGATAGTCTTCCAGAAGCTATAGATATGCTGTGTTTTAAATTAACTAAGGCTAGTGAGCTTAGAGATCCAGTAGCTGTTGTCCAGGATGTTCCTGGTGCTGAAGTCAATCCTGATAAATTTATAGTTCCTATAGTTTGTAAAGCGGTACAAGAAGTAAATGCACTGATAATAGTTGTTAATGCTGTAGATGTAGACCCATTCAGATTAGCTGACGTTAGTGAAGGACAGTTAGAAAACATAGAAGCAAGTGTTGTAGCTTTATTTATATTTAAATATGGCACATATTCTAGCGAACTAGCATTGTTAAACATGGTGCTGAAGTTTGTAACGTTGCTTGTATCTAAAAGTGGGATAGTTTTTAGTTTAGTACAGCTTTGGAACATGGCATTAATATCAGTACATGCGCTAGTAACAAACTCTGGTATTTCAGACAAAGATGAGCAATTGGAAAACATAGAGTTCAGTAATATGCCTTTTGATAGGTCCATTTTATGTATCTTTTTTAAAGATCTGCACCCAGTAAACATTGAAGAGAAAGTTGTTCCATTTGATGTGTTTATTTCTCCGACTGATTGAAGTGATACACACTCACTGAACATGCTTCCAAAATTTGTAGTATTTGATGTATCTATTCTTGGAACTTCTACTAAAGATGAGCAGTTTGAGAAAAGTAAACTACCATTCGTCATAGATGAGTAGTTACAATTAGGTACTTTTTTTAAAGATCGACATCCAGAAAATGAAGCATTAAAATTGCCAGAACTAACTACATTAGTAATTGCTGGTATTTCTTGTAGTAGATTGCAATCGCTAAATGCACTGCCCATGCTCGATATGCTGCCAGTATTCCTATTAACTATTTCTAGAGACTGTAGCGCAGAACATCCACCAAATAAGTTATAAAAATCAGTCAAATAAGAGTTTATTATCCTAATTCTTTCCAGCATTCTGGTCCACATGGTGCTGCCTCCTGTAGGAGCACCACCTGTGTATATGGCAGCAGTAGATGCTAGAGTAGATGAAAATGTGACATCTAACCATCCAGTCTCGCTTACAGCATTAACTGTATAGTATGTTGATGGTCTAAGTTGTAGATTAACTCTAGATATACCAGTTCCAGCTACAGTTGGGTATACCTGAACAATTACCTGTTTATAGCCTCTAGTACTCAAGGTTGAGCCAGATATTGATGAATATGTATACTGATGTTGTGCTGTAGCAGCTGATGCAAAATTTTCAGGTGATGACCCGTCTCCCCAATCTACAGTGAATCCTCCAGTAACAGTTGCAGAAAGTGCTACGGCATTATTAAAACTAAAAATTGCAAGTAAACCTACAAATTTGTTTTCTGAAGATAGTACTTCTGGCATAGTTAGCCAGTCAGACGGTCTTACCCAGGGGATTATAGTGTCATCTTCAGTAGAAAAATTTATTGGTTTTCCCTGCTTTGATGCTACAGATTGCTTACTTGTTCTTACTACTGCCACTACGAGATCTCGCTTCCAAACAAGTTGAATGCAAAGTTTGTATTAGACGCATATACAGTTACAACATCTGTAGTTGCTAGTGTCATACCGATAGTGAAAGTGACTGAGTCATTCCCATTTAATGTGGTGTCATACACTAAGTAATGCTGATTTGCTAGTGTAGCACCTGCTGGTCTTACCGCAATTCTATATGTACCAGACACGCTTCCAATATTAGCTATCACTAAAGTGCTACCTACTGTAGAAGTTGCAGATGGAACCGTATACAGCGTTGTAGCAGTTGTAGCTGCTGGATTTACTTGACCTAGTACTTTGTATGTTGTTGCCATTTTATGATCCCATCAATAGAAATATTGCTTCAAAACCTATACTTGATCCGCTTCCTGCAGGACCAGTAGGGCCAGTCGGTCCAGCCTCGGAAGACGAAACTTCTACCCAGTAGCTGTCATAGTAGATATACAATCTACTGTTAGTAGAGTTAAACCATGCATCACCAGTAACTGGGCCAGATGGTGCAGTATCTGATACTGTATATTTTCCTGCTGAACCCGTTGGACCAGTTGCACCCGTTGCTCCAGTTGGTCCAGTTACGGTGCTAGCTGCACCCGTAGCACCTGTCGGTCCCGTTGCACCTTGAGCTCCCGTAGCACCAGTTGGACCAGTAGGGCCTGTAGGACCTGCATCACCCTGAACACCCTGCACACCCTGCACACCCTGTGGACCAGTCGCACCTACTGCTCCTGAAGCACCTGTTGGACCTGTAGCTCCCGTTGCACCAGTAGCACCAGTTGGTCCAGTAACCGTGCTTGCTGCTCCAGTTGGACCTGTAGCTCCAGTTGCTCCAGTTGCTCCAGTTGCACCCGTTGCACCATTTGAACCGTTAGCTCCAGTAGGTCCTGTAGCACCAGTAGCTCCTGTAGCACCTGTCGGGCCTGTCGGGCCTGTTGCGCCAGACGCATTTTGGTACGCTAGAGATGCCCATGCTGTGGTTCCATCTCCAATTTTAAATTTTCCTGTGTCAGTCTCAAAACCAGGTTCACCAGACGCTAGAACAGGGTTGACTGAAGTCCAGTTGGCGGTAGTATCGCGCCTGTACTGTACTAAATCTTTACGAGCCATTAGGCCGATCCTCCGTCTAGTGTCTTAGTTCCGTCTGCATTTACTATTGTAGCAGCTGATCCAGAGGTTCCAATATAGGCTAAAGCACCTGTATTGACATATAGAACACCACCACCAGTCGGGTTAGATGTTGGAACAGTTCCAGCGTTTGCTATACCAAGAACACCTGCACCGCCGCCCACTGAAGTTGTTGCGGAAAATAGTTGGATGGTCCTGCCAGTAGTGAAAGATGCAGCGGTTAATGAGTCATATCCAGTTAGGTATGGGATGTAAGCTGAGCCATTGCTTCCCATGTACATGACAGCAGTTCCACTTGAATTCTGTATTTGGAATGGCATTGCAGTTCCACTAGCTGCTTGTTTAATTATTAAACCTGATGTTCCAGCACTTCTAGAAACTATGCTTGCCTGTGCTGGCGTTGTAATAGTACCTGCAACAGTCTGTGAACCCGTTGTTGCGTTCGCATACGAAATCGTGTTGGTTGCAACAGCCGTCAAAACATATGTACCATTATAGCCTGTCGGGGTAACGCCAGCCACAGTAACAATGTCACCAATAGCAAGACCATGAGCGCTAGTTGTAGTAATCGTTGCCGTTGTGCCTGTACCAGAAGCAGCAGTTGTTGCTCCACCAACTCCAGTCTGAATAGGTGATGTCGCTCCAGTGTAGATTTGAGCAACAGCGTTACGGCCACCAAGAACAGCTGAACCACCGTTAGTCTGGTACTGAAATAGGTCAGCAGTGTGTGAGGCAGCACCACGAATCCATTGTGAGATAGTAGTAGCTGAACCAGATTGAACCTGTAGATATGAGTTAGTTCGGATACCACCAAATGAGTCAATCTGTGCAAGAATGCTTCCTGCTGATGTCTGCCACTCTTGGAGGTTGGCACTTTGAGAAGATGCTCCCTTAACTGTTAATCCAATGTAGGCAGCATTTCTAGTTTGCACTATTAACTTATTAGCAGTTGTGTAATCTAAGTATGGAGCATCTCCAGCTACGTTACCAAAGTAGTTGATTGTATTTACAGAACCACCATTAGTAACGTTTGCAAGAACAGCTCCAGCACTGCTCTGCCATTCAGTAAGGTTAGCTGTCTGACTACCAGCTGCTTTAACTACTAGGCCCTTAGTAGCAGCTACTGGCGAAATACTAACCATTGCACCGCTAATGGTTCCACCAATACCCACCTGCGGAGCAGGATATGCACGGAAGTTCCAACGGTCACCAGCAACGTGCCCTGTTAGAGATAGTGTAACTGTTAAACCATTTTGAAGAGTCTGAGCAGAACCAGTGATAGTTACACCAGTTGCAACTGAGGTTCCTGAGTTCCACCAACCAGTTCCCCACTTGAATGTTGTTCCACCAGTCTCAATAACTACCCAGTAGGCCGTAGCACCAGTTCCTGTAAATCCTGTGGCATCTACTGTTAGTGTTCCAGTACCAGTTCCCGAGTCCTTAGGGTGCTGAGTAGATGTGCTGTTATTAGGTGTAAATCTTCCAACTTCTTGGTCGGTTCCACCGTAACTAGCGTTATATGTATAGAAACCTGTATTGTATGGAAGTACAAGGTTTCCATACATGTTGTTATTTCTAGAAACAAAGCGGCTATTAAATCCAGTCAGCTGTAGTGGCATCCAACCAGTTCCGCCACCCTGATAGTCATCAAAGCGCCACTGGAAGTAGTCCGAACCATCAGGGTTGTCTGCCATACCAAACTCATAAGTGGTTGCGTCTGCTACACGTTCTGTAACTTTTAGCCAAGCAGAGTCACTATTTTTAGTGAATGTGAATGATGTAGCGTTTCCCACACCTGGGTCAGTAAAAGTTAGGTTTGGCCCCATTGTAAAGTTGCCAGACGCGCTTACCTTTGCAAGAACCGTTCCAGATGAGTTCTGCCACTGCTGTAAATCAGACGTCTGAGAAGATGCACCACGAATAACTGCACCAATAGTTGAAGCTGAGTTGGCAGCAACTGATAATGTTCCATAAGCCAAATCAGTGTTTGAGCCAAGTGATGCTCTAGGGAATGCTGCACGACCGACTGAAGTTATTGCACCAAGAACTACACCAGCCGAGTCAAGCCACTGCTGTAAGTCCACTGACTGGGACGCTGCACCTTTTAGTATTAGTGGTATTAAAGAAGCATTATTAGTTACAAACTGAGCTCTACCAGAAGCTGCTGAAATAAATGAACGAGAAGAGTCTGACCCTACTACGTAAGAACCATCTGATGCAATTCTTCCTAAAATTGTTCCAGAGCTATCCTGCCACTCCTCTAAATTGGCAGTTTGGGAGGATGCAGCACGAATAACAGCACCAACCTGAGTTGACGAACCAACACCAACGTTAAAAGTAGCTGAATAGTCAGCACGAACTAGAAGTCTTCCAGAGTTATATAGCGATCCACCCGAAGTTATGTATAAGTACGGACTTCCATTAGCTTGAACTTCAAATAAGTTAACTGAAGTTCCAGAAATATTATTTACAACAAGAGCTTTTGAAGTAGTAGCAGAGTTAGTAAAAGTATTTAAGCCAGTAAAAGTCTGGTCTGCAGTCAATTTAGCATAAGTAGATGCTGCAAGCGTTGTACTTAAGTATGTAGTTGAATCTACAGATCCGTCAGCCTTGAGGAATTCGCTAGACGTTCCTCCATTTTTAATAAATGACCCAGCTAGTAAGTTGTCGTAGGTAACGCCTGAAAAATCAATAACATTTGATACTGGCTCTGGAGCTCCAGATACGAGTTTCCATTTAGCATCAGAAGCATCACGAACTAGACCTGTGTGAAAGTGACCTGGATTTACATCCCCATAAGCACCATAGATACCGATGTCTAAAACATCTGCGTCATACTGACTATCTGCAAGGTATATTAAAGAGTCACTTACAGAAAGATTTGTAGTACTTACGGTAGTACTAGTTCCAGAAACTGTAAAGTTTCCAGCAATATTTAAATTTCCACCAATATAAGCATCTTTAACTACACCTAAACCACCAGCAGTGGTGATAGCACCACTAGAAGTACTAGTCGACTGGGTAGTGTTAGTGTTTGGAAATGCTAATGAGTAGTCAAATCCGAGAGCAGCAGATGTACTTGTTCCAGTATTAGTAATTGGTCCAGTTACGGAGATAACTCCCGAAGGCCCTGTGGGACCAGTCGCTCCCGTGGGACCAGTTACGGTGCTAGCTGCACCCGTAGGTCCAGTTGCGCCAGCACTACCTGCAGGACCAGTAGGTCCAGTTGGGCCAGAAATATTCTGATATACCAGTGCTGACCAAACATTAGTTCCATCACCAATTTTAAATTTATTAGTATCGGTTTCAAATCCAATTTCACCAGATGCAAGTATTGGATTTGCTAAAGTCCACTCCGCTGCGGTACCTTTTCTGTGTTGTATTACTGTTTCTGCAGGCATTTAAGGTGTTCCTCCACTAATAATATTTGCTCTAAAAGCTCCATTAATTCTTACGTATGCATTCATATTGCCAGTTGGATCAAATTCTCCATAAACTAGTGGATTTATTGCTAGGCCAGCATTGTCAATAATTAACTTATTTGAACCTGATTCAGATCCTCCAGCTCCCCAGCCGAGGAAAACGTTTCCACTGGCTGTATCACCTGAGTTAGATCCAGCTCCAACTCCGATATATGTATTGCTATTACCAGCACCATCTTGACCAGCATACATACCAACTAGTGTATTTTCATTACCTATACCAACGGTTCCCGAGGTCTCATAGGCTCCGCCAGAGAAATTTCCAAGAACTGTATTACCATAACCAGCACCATGCGTGACGGCAGAGTAGCCGATAATTGTGTTATTTTCTGCTAATGTAGCTTCTCCAAGACCAGCAAAATCTGAAGCTGCATAATCTCCAATTATTACTGAACTGTGTGTAGTATCTAGTACACTTCCAGACTGATATCCAATAATTACGTTATTGTGACCACTCGTAAGTAGCTGAGCAGCTAGTGAACCTATTACTGTGTTCTCATAGCCAGTAGAGCTATAGCTCAGGGCACTAAACCCAATAGCTACGCTATGGCTACCACTGATATTACTGGAAAATGACTCTATTCCAGCTGCAGTATTGTAATTACCACTTACGTTGTACCTGAGTGCGCTATGTCCTAGAGCTAGATTATATATACCTCTATAGTTAGAGTAACGTCCTATGGATGTGGTGAAAAGGTCATCACCATTAAAACCATATATACCACCTATAAGGTCTACTCCAGCACGATCAACTGTAACCTGTAGAGATGAACTAGTTCCAGGAATAGAGGTATGTATACCAGAAACTGGACTACGATCTATATGAGGTGTAACTACTCTCCACTCGGTACCTGAGTATTCTTTAATTACTCCTAATGACCCGCCTGGCGTTACTTGAGTACCATTTACTATAAGATTTACAGATCCTGGTACATTGATAGAGCTTGGATCAAAAGTATATTCTGTTAGTAAATCTTTTTCACTAAATGCACCTGTTGTTGCATAGTTATCTAATGAATTTATGAAATCAATTTTATAAATATTTGGGTTAGCACTAGTTGATGAGATTTGCCATGTGTTTGGGAGTCCAGTTAATTCATTATATTGATAACCCTCGAACCTAATCATCCAGGAAGTAGCCGAGCTATAGAAATAAACGCTCTCGCAGCTTCCAAATGAGGGGGCTGAGATGAGTATCTTAGGTAGTGGGGGAAAAGATGGGCTTAGGAAGCCACCATATCCTGTATGTCCTGCTCCAAATGTTATAAATGAGTTTGTTGAGACGTATATTTTGTTGTAAGATGCTCCATTATATGAAACATTAAATGGTAGGGTAAATTCCCAATAACCGTTTCCTAATGTACCATCAGTGAAATTTGAAGAAGCACTAGTGTATTGAGTACCTAAAGAAACTATATTTACAGGACTATTTGGTAAATATGTAGTTCCCTCTGAACCAGCATTTGTATTTTGGTATTCAGCTGGGTAGGTATATGCATTTTCTATATACCAAAGATCTCCAGCTACTGGTGATGTTGGCTCTGTTGTAAATACTCCAGATGGTCCAGTCGCGCCCGTAGGACCAGTTACACCCTGAGCTCCCGTAGCACCAGTTGGTCCAGTAACCGTGCTTGCTGCTCCAGTTGGACCTGTAGCTCCAGTTGCACCAGTCGGACCTGTAGGACCTTGAGGGCCAGTAGGGCCAGTTACTGTGTCAGTATCTACTGAGTTCCAGACAACTCCAGTCCATATCCAAGTTCTACCACCACTACTAAAGGTATTACCTACACTGGGTGAGTTGGGAAAATCTACTGCTGCCATCTACTGTACCTGCCTGACTGTCAAACCGCTGACCCACCAACCCTGAGACGGGGCACTATTCATATTTATACTTACTTTAGGTGTCCCGTTGCTGGGGATAGTTCCCCCTACATAGGCCCTAAAATACTTCCACGTTGTGTAGTTTGTTTTATCTAGTCTGACAATCCCAGAGGCGTTATATCCATTAGGTATAGTGTTGCTGTAGGTATCACCAAATCTAATAAATATGTCCATCATCGAGCTTGCTGCTGACTCTGCTATTGCATACCCTTCAATTATTAATCCTTGAGACCCTAGTCTGGTTGAGAAAAAGTTTGACATAGGGTCAAATCTCATGTCATACATTGGAACTTTTATTGCATAGCTATTTGGACATCCAACTGGGACGGCGGCATTGCTAGATATTGTTCTAGTAGCTGCCCAGCCTAGAGCAGTATCTGGTGTCGGTGGGTACTGATTTATTATCTGCTGTATAAACATATTATGCTACCCAACTTGATGGTATTGATGTTTGAATACCGCTTAGGTATGCAGTCCAAAAAGTACCGTTCCATTCAACTCTAATTACATCTACAGAGTTAGCAGCTGTTGATAGTATTAATGCGGTTCCAAAAGTGGTTCTTACATTTTTTAGAATTATTGTTCTACTTCCCGTAGAATCTTGTTGGAGTTCTAAAGTAAAAAAGTAAGATTTTCCTGAAAGACCACTATCCATGGTTACTGTTGTATTCCCAGTCAATCTACGTCTGAGGAAGGTATGGAAAGTATCAGTTATTGATAGTGATACTGCTCCCGTCCAATCCGACTGAGACTCTACAGTAATAGATGGTTCACCCTCTGGGCCAACTTTATTAGATGAAGCTTCAATCCAAAAACCGTCATAGTAAGTGTATTGACGCACTGTCTCAGAGTTAAACCAGATATCACCCTCTACTGGTGATAGTGGTGCAGTCGTACCTACATAATATGAGCCGTCTGCACCTGTTGCACCCGTAGCACCCGTAGGACCTGTTACACCCTGTATACCCTGAGCACCTGTCGGTCCTGTCGCGCCCGTTGCACCCGTAGCACCCGTAGGACCTGTAGCTCCTTGCAATCCTTGAATACCTTGGATACCTTGAACACCCTGTACACCAGTTGCTCCCGTGGGACCTGTTACTCCTGTAGCTCCAGTTGCTCCAGTTGCTCCAGTTGCACCTTGAAGTCCTGTGGCTCCTGTAGGACCAGTGGGCCCAGTAGCGCCAGTTGCACCAGCTACACCCTGAATACCTTGATCACCCTGTGGACCCTGTACACCAGTTGCTCCCGTGGGACCTGTTACTCCTGTAGCTCCAGTTGCTCCAGTTGCTCCAGTTGCACCTTGAAGTCCTGTGGCTCCTGTAGGACCAGTCGCCCCCTGCGCACCCGTAGGTCCAGTTGCACCGACCTCACCTTGAATGCCTTGAGCACCCTGCGGACCTTGTGCTCCAGTAGCTCCCGTAGCACCCGTAGGACCTGTTACACCCTGTATACCCTGAGCACCTGTCGGTCCTGTTGGACCTGTAGCACCCGTTGGACCTGTTTCTCCTTGAATTCCCTGTACACCTGTAGCACCTGTTGGTCCAGTCGCACCAGTTGGCCCTGTCACACCCTGTATACCCTGAGCACCTGTTGCACCAGTAGGTCCAGTTGCACCAGTTGCACCAGTAGGTCCTTGAATTCCTTGAGCACCTGTCGGTCCAGTTGCACCAATCTCACCTTGAATGCCCTGAGCACCCTGAGGACCTTGCGCACCAGTCGCACCTGTAGGACCAGTTACGCCTTGAGCACCTGTTGGACCTGTTACACCCTGTATACCCTGAGCACCTGTCGGTCCTGTTGGACCTTGAATACCAGTTGCACCTGTTGGACCAGTTACACCTTGAATGCCTTGAGCACCAGTCGCGCCCGTAGCTCCAGTTGCACCAGTTGCACCAGTAGGTCCTATTGGTCCAGTATCTCCTAGATAACCCTGAGGACCAGTCGGTCCTGTTGGGCCTTGAATACCCGTTGCACCTGTAGGACCCGTCGCACCGTCTGCACCTGTTGGACCTTGAGGACCAACAATCTGACCTACGTTATGCCAAGGTAGGGCTCCATCCCAGACATACAAATCACCATCGGCATCTACAATCCAAGCATCATTAATTGTATTACCAGTAGCTGGAAGATCTCCTACTGTGGCTACAGTTCCCTTAAAGGTGATTGAAGTTCCTTCTGGCCCCTGTGGTCCAGTAGGTCCAGTTGGACCTGTCGGAGATGGTTTATTTTTCCATACACCAGTTGATGACTCATATGTCAGAACTTCATTGTTTTGGATATCAGAGATTAATACGTTATGTAATTCGTCTAGCTCGTAGCCGTTTTGTGGTAATACGTATACTCCACCATTACCTGAATTTGCTTTTTGAACTACACCCACAAATACCAAGTGATTTGGTGCTACTGCTTTAGTAGTAGTAAATGTTCCAGGAGTTGCTCCAAGCCAAAGGACATCCCCCGCTGTGTAGGCTCCCATGTTTAAACCATTAACTGTACCTCTTACAGTTACGTAGCCTAGTTGACCAGATGCAATTGGTTCTGAAACCATACCAAAAGTTTTAGATGATGTAGCATCTGATGTGTTGTAGGCTAGCTTAACTACTGGGTGGTCCCCCTGAGCACCTGATAGGTAGACTACTTGACCTACCGTCATACCTGTTGACTCGCCGTTTCGCACGAGAGCTACTTGCTCTTGTCCAATTTGGAGATTTACATTCCCGCCAGTAAGACCAAATTGAAGAGTTCCTTGGTCAGCATCCCAGATCAGCTTTCCCACCCCTGGGGTAGGGGTAGCGGCTGTATCTATCTGTAATCCACCTATAGATGCGGTTTTATCTGCATCTCTTTGAACTACATAATTTGCAATATCATCAGAAGAGGCCTCTATACCAATGACAGCACTAGTACTTGTTCCAGTATTAGTAATCGGCCCAGTTACACTAATTACACCAGATGCACCTGTTGCACCCGTAGCACCTGTAGGACCTGTGACCGTACTAGCAGCTCCTGTTGCACCTGTTGGACCTGTAGGTCCAGTTGCGCCATCTGCACCGATATAGCCATCAGCACCAGTTGCTCCAGTCGGACCAGTTACGCCTTGGATGCCTTGCGAACCTTGCGCACCAGTCGGACCTTGTGCTCCTGTTGGACCTGTTGCACCAGTTTCACCTTGTGCTCCAGTTGCACCTTGAATTCCTTGTGCTCCCGTGGGACCTGTTGCACCATCTGCACCTGGTTCTCCTGCAGCACCAGTTAGGCCTGTCGCACCTTGGTCAGCAATTAAAGTCCAGAATATTCCTTCTGATGGAGTATCTCCAGTATTTCCTCCATTGGAATTGATTCGGTACCACGTGCGACCGTCGTAGGTAGCAACGTCTCCGACCGCATAGGATGCACCAAGATTATATGCACCAGTGAAGTTCCATAGTGCGTCAGACCCAGTTGGACCTATCTCGCCAACTGCACCTGTTGGACCTGTTGCACCAGTTGGCCCAGTCTCACCTTGAATACCTTGAGGACCTGCATCACCCTGAACACCTTGAGGACCTTCTGGGCCTTGTGCCCCAGTTGGACCTACTTCTCCTTGATTTCCTTGTGGACCTGTTACTCCTTGTGCACCTGTAGGGCCAGTTACACCCTGTATACCCTGAGCACCTGTTGGACCTGTTACGCCCTGTATACCTTGAACACCTTGGATGCCTTGGGCCCCCTGAGCTCCCTGAGCTCCAGTTGCACCCGTTGCACCTTGGATGCCTTGGGCTCCCGTTGGACCAGTAGGGCCAGTTACACCCTGTATACCCTGAGCACCTGTTGGACCTGTTACGCCCTGTATACCTTGAACACCTTGTAATCCTTGAACACCTTGAGGACCTGTCGATCCTTGAATTCCTTGAGCACCTGTAGCACCCGTTGGTCCTGTGGCTCCAGTAGGACCAGTTGCACCTTGAATGCCTTGCGGTCCAGTTGCACCAGTAGCACCCGTTGCACCATTTGCACCAGTAGCACCCGTTGCACCATTTGCACCCTGTGGTCCAGTTGCACCAGTTGCTCCCGTGGGACCAGTGTATCCTGTAGAACCTTGAATACCCTGAGCACCAGTTGGACCAGTAGGACCTGTTGTACCTTGTAATCCAGTAGCTCCCGTTGCACCCGTTGCACCTGTAGGTCCAGTAACAGTTGATGCTGCACCTGTTGCACCAGTTGGGCCTGTTGCACCTGTAGCACCAGTCGGACCTGTGACTGTCGAGGCTGCACCAGTTGGGCCAGTTGGACCAACTTCACCCTGAGGACCACCAGAACTTATTGTGACTTTTTGGGCATACTTACCTTGTACCACACCATTAGGGCTGTCGCCTATACTCATTAGTAAGTCACCTCTGGGATTACAACAAAATTACCGCGAACTAGTTTGTATACTTTTCCCGACCCTGGAGCTACAAGCTCTAGGTCATATACATATTTACCTTCTAATAAGGTTTGAGTGACCGATGATGATATGGATAGGGTGATTGTCCCGTTAGATTCTCCTAGAGATATTCTTCCATTTTCAGTAGTTAGTTCAATAATTACTGTAGAACTATTCTCTATCGGTCTAACCTGCATCCTTGCGGTATAGCCTCTTAAACGAATTGGCTTTTTCCTAGGATCTACCCAGACAATTGAGCGTGAAAAAGTTGAGCCTTGCTTGGCTGATATGTTATATAGTCCAGCTGGCGCAGTCATATGCTTCTCTCGCAGGGGATACAGGTCATAACTATTGTACCTCAAAGGGGGTACAATGACTCTGGAGAGTAAACTGACTATCTTACCAGTAAACGACTCGATTCATCAATAATTTTTAGTGCTATAGGTTCTAGTACATCTTTATATTCATTGAAGTGGTGAAGGCAGAAAAGCAAGTCTCCAGACTCTAAAACGACATGTACGTATGCCTGTGCTTGACAGACATCGCAGCGGTCTTGGGCTGTAAGTTGATAGTCGGTATCTTCTATCTCTGGCTTCATGTTTTTATTATACGTTAGAATTTATACACAGATGATAAAGCGACCATACGAAGGTATCCGTAAAGAAGTTACCAATGTTTTAAAGCCACTAATAGATATTAGTGGCTCATACCACGCTACTCATGCTAAAAGGCATGCCAGAACATTAGAAGTTTTATTAGACGCTGGTATTTCTGGAAAAGTCTTAGAGCTTGGTACTAGTGATGTAATACCTATTTCTCTAAATAAACTTGTATCTGGACTAGATATACATGTCACTGACTTTAATCTTAATAATCCAGAGGTTGGAACTTTAACTTTAAAGGCGGGAGAAGAGGAACTAAATGTTACAAGCTATTCTGTTGACTTAGAGAGTACTCCTATACCAGTTGAAGACTCTACGTTCGATTATGTAATCTGTTCTGAAGTAATTGAGCATATGGATGTAGACCCTATGTATATGCTTTCCGAAGTTAATAGAGTCTTAAAATATGGTGGAAAACTTGTGCTGACAACCCCTAGCTGTGTTGGTACTAGAGCTATATGGAAAGTGCTTAGGGGCTATGAACCGTACTTCTATATGCAATACCATAAAGATAGAAATCCATACCGACACAACTATGAATATAGCCCTATAACTTTAGATGCGGTGATTAAGGCAGCTGGGTTTTCTGTAAATCTTTGGACTGAAAATAACTTTGAAGACCCTGTACTAGAAGATTTCCCTAGACTAGAAATTGCTGGATATACATACGATGAGAGTATGCTTGGAGATAATATTTTTGTAGTTGGAACTAAAACTTCTAAAGTTTTGGATAGACACCCGTCTGTGATTTATGTATGAAAACTAAAATCCAACAAAGCTACCCGACAATAGATAAGTTGGGTGGTAAGACTAGACAGATAAGACGTTTAGTCAATCCAGAAGATAAAACATGGTCTGCATTTAATCCGTCAATTGCTTACTCTCCAGCAGAGGGGTATGCGGTAACGATACGCTCTAGTAATTATGTTATTTATCTTGATACTGGATATTTAGAAGTAACCAATCAAGGGGAAATTAAAGCCCAAGTTTGGTTTGCAGAACTTAACGACGACTTAAGTTTAAGAAACTTACGTCAAGTTCAGTTTGACTCCGATTTAAAGTTTGACCGCGGAGTAGAAGATGCAAAATTATTTTGGAGAGACAACTCTTGGTGGTTTACGGGAGTAATTATGGAAAAGGCACATACTCCATATGCAAGAGTTGGATTGTTTAAGTACAACCATAAAACTAATACTGCTACTTTAATTAAAAAACATGATGGTCCAGACTATGCAAGACCAGAAAAAAATTGGATGGCTCCTTATGAATTTAATCCAAATTTTGACTATGTGTACGGTCCAACTGCTCTAGTTAAAGATAATGTATTGATTCAAAAGTTTAATACTAATAAATCTTTAAGTGGCCTAAGAGGGAATACTAACCTTTGGGATTTAGGTGATGGGACATACATAGCTGTAGTTCATACTTTGTATACAAAAAATGTAACTTATCAAAGTAGAAGAACATTTTCCATGCACTCTGGCACTCAAAAATTTTATACCCATAGGTTTGCTAAATATGACTCTAATGGTTACATAATCGGTATTAGTAAAGAGTTTCAATTTGAGATAAATGGTATAGAGTTTGCAGCTGGGATTGTAGAGAAAGATGGAGACTTTTTAATTTCCTACGGTATTAATGATATTTCTGCTCATATTGCTTCTATACCTAAAAATAAAGTTTTAGCTTTAGTAGAGGATATTTAATGGTCTCTGTACTTGAAAATACTGATGTTGATGAAGAGACTAAAGAGTCAAACGGTGATGAAGTATTTGCTCATTACGCTGAATCTGCTGAAGTTACAGAAGGCTATATTATGGGAACTCCTGTAATAGCCTTATGTGGAAAGATCTTTATACCATCTAGAGACCCTTTAAAACTGCGTATTTGCCCTAGTTGCAAAAAAATTGCAGAAGCACTATTCTTAGATAGTGAGTAATACTCGCCTGACTTAGGCTGAGGTATACTTATAACTCTATAAATACATCCTAACGAAGGCGGCTTATGTCACTATATTCCTTCGAACTCAATAAAGAGTTCGTCAACAGCTACAAAGAAAAGGAGTCGCCATTTGGGTTTAAAGATGCCGCTGGAAACTCCGTTGGAGAGATTACATTTCTCCGCACATATAGTCGTAAGAAAGAAGACGGAACTAAAGAGACATGGGCAGAAGTTTGTGCTCGTGTAACCAACGGAACCTACTCTCTACAGAAGGATTATGCTCGTCAGCAGCGTCTACCTTGGTCAGATGCTAAGGCAGCTGCTTCGGCAAAGGAATTCTTTGACCGCCTATTTCACCTCAAGTGGAGCCCTCCAGGTCGTGGTTTGTCCCAAATGGGGACTGACCTTGTAAACCGTCAGAAAAACTCTGCCTCGCTACAAAACTGTGCATTTGTTTCTACTCTAGAAATGACTAAGGCAAACCCAGGTAAGCCATTTGCATTCCTTATGGAAGCATCGATGCTCGGTGTGGGTGTGGGATTTGATGACAAGGGTGCTGATAAGGACTTTGAAATCTACCTCCCTCAGGATACTGACGAGGTGTATGTCATTCC